TTACACTTCAGTAATCTCCTCCACTACATATTGGTCTTTTACTTTCTTGCAGGTACATACGAAGAATTCCGGATGTTTCAGAGCTCCTTGTAAAGTATCAGGAAGAATCATTTCTTTAGTACGACGGTCCATTGCAACCGTTGCATACAGGATACCTTCACTCTTGCATTTCTCTATTAATGCACTTTTTAGTTCTTCTACGCTATATTCCATTTGTGTGATCCTTTGTCGCTGCAAAGTTATGGAAAATATGTATATTTTGTGCAATTATATTCCTGTAATAAATAAAAAAAATAGCTCCCTAGTTCGTCCGCCGACGAGGGAGCTATTAACACAAAAACTAAACTAGACACATTTTTGGAAATCTAGTTGTATATTCTGTATATCAATTATATAGTCCTGCTTTTTTTTATGGTTCGACCATAATTCGACCATTTGATGTTTTATGTACTATCAAGATTTCTATATTTCATATTTTATATTACTTTAAATATTATATTTGCGCATTGTCAAACTAAAATAGTGCGTTTATGAAATCGTTATTAAAAAATGTCCTAAGAAGGATAAGTAAAAAACAATCTTCTAAAGAAGATAATGCAACAGCCTTTTATCCCCAGTGTTGTGCAAAAGTGGATGATTCCGCTCGTATGCGTATAAAAATGTCTTATGACCAAAATGTAAAAGAAACTATATCAAGCTTGAAAACACTTGCTAATGATATGTCTAGTGGCTTTGTTACTTTTAAAAAGTTTCAGACTAGGCGTTATCAATACAACCCGGATGCAGATGCAACTCTATATGCTTCAAGACTGCTTCGTGCAGCTTCTATATTGGAGTTCCTATTAACTGATCCTGATAATAAATCTTAGAGATTCATTTTTTCAGCTAGAGCAGAGAGCCCTATCAGTAGTTCAGTTATATTTTTGGCTTTTCCGACAACATCATCAACTTTCGCTGCTGTATCAGGGCTTAACTCCTTTTCTAATCGTTCTAGCTGCATTTGAAATGTATCAAAACTTAATATATATAAGTCTCTTTCAACAGTGAATCCCCCTTTTTCTGCAAAATTGAATATTTCAAAATTCAACGTAAGATATTCAATACCATATCCTTTATAGTCAATAAATCTCCTATTTTTGAACTCCTCTAAAACTATTTCATATTGTTCTTTACTGATCCTAAGGTCTGGTATATCTTTATAATTTAGTTTAGCTGTTCTTTTCCCGTTTGCTACAACCAAAATATAATTTAATACTTTATCCTTTTCTTCAGCTGTTATAACTAAAGGATATTCTCTTTCATCTTTTGGGGGTACAGTTCTAATTGGGCGCATATTTGAAAAAAATATTTATTCTATTGTTTATATAGTTTCATTCTAGTATCACTGTAATACATTATATCTTTTTCTATTTCGCAGGGAATTGTTAAGTTGTCTTTTTCTACTATTAGATTCACTATATTGTTATTTATAGAGTATTTACCTGATACCGTTTCTTTCCATTCATATTCTAAATCCTCATTATCATCTGCAACATTATATATTGTGAAAGATTTTAAACCAAAAGATATAGCAAAGAAAGGTCTTAAATAAGGAGTTCCTTCTTCAAACGACAATCGAGTTTTGCCATACCAATCTTTTGTAGAAGTCCATGTTGTTCCTGCTAAGTTAATACTGTCATCAGAACATGAGCTAAATATCAGTACTAATAAAAGGGGTAGTATAAAAAAAGTTTTTTTCATACATATATATTTATCCTATATTTCGTTCATTCTTCAACATAGCCAGTTCACCCTTTAATTTTTGGTTTTCTTCCAAAAGCCGTTGGGTAAGCATTGTCTTCTCATTGATTTCATCCTGCAAATTGGCTATGGTATATACAATACTTTTCAATTTGTCCATTCCTGGTTCTGTTTCTTCTTTTTGAATGAGCATGGAACCAGTTCCTCTTAACAACCATTCTGCGGAAATTTCCTCAAATGAGGATGAAATTGCTATTATTGTTGCAAGGCTAATTTCTCTTTTCCCTATCAGTTGATTATTAATAGTTGTGGGCTTTAATCCACACTTAATAGCAAATCCCCTCTCTGATAGCCCTGAATAGGTTATTACTTCTTTAATTCTGTTTATCATAATCAATCAAAAGTTAAATATCCACAAATGGGGATATAAAATAGGTTTTAAATTTTTATATATCCACATTTGAGGATATATTTGCATCATAAATCAATCAATCATACAAACATACAAAAATTGATTGATAAAACCAATTAAAAAATAACGATTATGAGCTACAATTTATCACAAATAATGAAGTCTGCACACCGCAATTACAAGAAGGGTGGAAAAACATTTTCAGAGTGTTTAAAATCTGCATGGAGCTTCGCAAAACTCCAAGAAAGTTTCTCACCGGAAGCAGTGAAATCAAGAACTGATAAATTTTTAGCTGAAAGACATGAAGCTATGAGCAAGACTGCCAAAGCTACACCTAGCAAGGAATATAATAACCTTAATATTCCCGCTTCCGCTTACTACAACCCAAATAGTACTCATTACGGTGCACATTACGTCGGAGATTAATCAAATTATACAACAATGGATAAAAGAACCGAACTAGAAATACAGCGAGACAAATATGAAGCTGTGATTGAAGAACGAGACGCGTTGATCAGCTCTTTGAGAGGTGAAAATGAAAAACTCAAACGAGATTTAGAATCAGAACGTGGATTTTATAGAGAGAAAGTTTCCCAATGTGATGATTTGAAGAAATTTATTGAATCGCAACGAAACTTAATGGACATAGTTTTGAAGAACAACCAAAGTATTCTCTAACCCTCACTAAAGTCAAACCAAACCGCCGGTTATCCGGTACCCAGTCCGGTCTTTGAGCCTGCCCTTGAAGGGAGACTGGGAACAACAGAGAAGAGTTCTTTGACATATTGGTAAAATGGTGTTTTGGAAGCCGACACATGCCGAAAGGGATTACTGACGTAGGCGGGCTTCTCAACGATATAATGCTGTGGTTAATGGTCAAGCCGTATCGTTGTAAAACTAAATCAGTTAGACGTTTGTCGGCAAATCGTGGCATTTGCTTTATGTATATAAAGGTGATGTAGCTTAGTTGGTTAGAGCGCATGTTTCTACATGAGGTCGGCGGTTCGAATCCGTTCATCACTTCAATGTTTAATTGACGTTACAACTGCGTGTATATCTTATAAATTGCATAGGCTGTTAAACTAATAATAAAGAATAGAAATGAAATGTAGGAAATTGACTCACAAATTGCGAAGATTTTATTGCGTGGTACGGCTGGCGTTACGGTCATTTTGGAATTGTATAAGCTATAGAGGATATATTCTTCTACCCGTTTTTGAGCGTTGCGTATCATCACGTTGCTCATTGCTCGATTCTCGTATATGGTTATACACGAAAAAAGGATGGATAGTGCGTTTGAACATATTACCACCAATAGTAAAATTCGACTGCAAGCGTTGTTGGTTGAAAGATTGCTTAAAGAAACAAGTACAGCAAAAGTAGCGGATGCAACAGTCAACAGAGTGCTTTGGAGTCTGAAAGTCCATTCGATTTTTTTCTCTAAAGTTTCTTTGTAGTATGAAACTACTTTTTCTTCATTATTCATATTTTCTTGTTTTTTGATTTGACACTTCAAAAATAAGAAAATCCCCCGTTCCTTTTTTATTAGTGAATAATCTTGGAACGGGGGAAATTTATTAATCAATTAATAATCACATGATTCAAGTAACAATTAAAAACGATAGGAATGAGAATTTGGAAGATGCCACATTCTCATTACGTGTAGAGAATATGCCGATAAAATCAGCTAAAATCGTAGCCGAAAAGCTTCCTGCTATGATACAGAAAGCTTTTTGGGATTATGCAGATTGTAAAGTCGGGTTTAATCGAGATAAAAAGAGAGATAATGAATGAATTTCTTCACTTAATTTTTGATTATACGTCCCAAAGTTAAGTAAATCCTCCGAATAAAGCGTGATGCTGCCGATCGAATTGGTTCGGGGGAACTTTTATTTTAAAATTAATCAGTATGGAAAAAGAAATAGAAAGACGCAGTATAATCAATGTTTTGCGAAACATGGACGTTGGTGCAATAGAAGTATTTCCTATCATTCAAAAAACGTCTGTTACTTACACTTTAAATGCTCGGCTTTATAAAGAAAAAGCTGAAGGAATGGTTTGGAAAACAAAGTCAGACGTAAAAAATATGCAGTTTATAGTAACTAGAATTGCGTAACTACCTTGCTTGTTGAGATGATCAGAGGTGAAATGGCTGAAATATTGCTAGATAATATTCTCCGTCTGTTTTCTACAGAAACGTTTGGAAAAGATAAGTCTGCGTATTATGTGGGTGGGGAAAAGAAATTGATGAATCTTATAGAAGCGGGTAAGATTGAAAGTGATAAGCCCGCTAATGTACAAAACGGCAAGTGGCATTGTAATGCTGCTCAAGTATTACTTCATTGCCGATGTGCGGGAAGGAAAGTTAAATCTAAAAAACGGAAGAAATGAAAAAGATTAAAGTGATACAGTATGCCATGATGTTCATTGCCTTATGGACAACACTGTATCTTATAGATAGCATTGAAGTTAGCAAGAAAGAATTTATTGCTGCTTTTGTATTGGTGACTGTCGTATCAGTGAATTATATCTGTTTTCGATACTACGAAGATAGGAAACAAAATAAAGATAGCCTGTGAAGGTCTGCATTGCTTAATTTTAGTATTTGTCATGTTTATTTAGCCCGGTTCGCCGGGCATCTGCCGGGATAGCCCAGTTGGTTAGAGCGCATGTTTCTACATGAGGTCAGCGGTTCGAATCCGTTTCCCGGCTCAACTCAATCAGAGTTAAGTAACCCGTGAGGGGGAAAATATATTTGCATTATATATACAATCAATGTAGCCGGAAGCGTCTGGCTACGACCTGAAGGAATGGCGGAATTGGTAGACGCAAGTATGCAGGTAGATTGAAGAAAGTCATACATAGGTAATCTGTCATCCCGGTTCGAGTCCGGGTTCCTTCACAGAGAATTTTTCTTTTTATGTTTAACTAATGTTGCCAGCGAAAAGGACGCTGTAGGGTTAAAGCCCCTGTTATTTGAGTTTTAATTGTTCTATACTATTCCGGTGTGCTTTGAACGGCTATCCGGAAGCAAGAAGCTCGTGAGAGTGCTATTTAATAGTTAATGTCGTGTTTTATTTTGTGTTTGTGTTCTAGGTGAATGGTTCGTGAGAATAGTTCACTTAAAACGGATGGCTGGTGTAATTGGCAGCATACGCAGATATGCGTGATGTGGGTTCGATCCCCACGCCATTCACCCTTCTGATCCTAATTAAATTATAGTAGTTCATGAGTTTTGTTTTGTGTTTGTGATTGGGGTGTATGGTCTGTGAGGATAGTGCACCTTTTTAATTAATCGGGCGGATATGTATATCGTTGGTTGAAACTGCGGTGAGGTGCACCAATATTCCGTGAGACCGGTTCGACTCCGGTTCCGTCCACTAGCATTTACATTATGTATAAATCAGGGAGCCGTACACCCTTCAAGCGTAGCCGTTCCATAAGGTACATTGGATTATTCATATTATTCTTATTTTTCTGCCTGTACAATATCGTACAGGCAGTTTTTACTACCTGAAAATGGCGTTAAAATGGCGAAGTTTCTGTTTGCTAAACTTGTCAATAACGATTACCTTTACTGATGTAATGAGCTAAAAGTCAAACCATTAATTTCAGAATTATGAAAGAATTAGTAACCATTCAGCAAAAGCTGAAAGCCCCCAAACGGCAGTATAATACTTTCGGTAAATACAAGTACCGTAGTTGTGAGGACATTCTTGAATCAGTGAAACCTGTTCTTGCTGAAACAAAATGTACATTAACTCTAAGTGATGAGATGATCGCAGTAGGTAACAGGATCTACGTAAAAGCAACTGTTACTTTGACTAATGACAAAGGAGAAAAAGAAATAACTACTGCTTTTGCAAGAGAAGAGGAAACAAAGAAAGGAATGGATGGGAGCCAAATTACTGGAGCTTCATCTTCTTATGCAAGAAAGTACGCTCTTAACGGTCTGTTTTGTATTGATGATGCGAAAGACAGCGATTCAACCAATACTCATGAGAAGGAAGATACACAACAGCCTGCAAAAACACCTGCTAACACTGCTCCTGTATATACAGGTGCTCAATTAAAAAATGCTATTGCTGACATGCTTGCCGTCAAAAGCAGAGCTGAACTTGAAAAAGTATGGTATGGCAATCCGGCTATGCAAAATGATAAAGAGTTTGTAAACGCCTGTATGAATATGGGCAAAATTTACCCGGCACAATGATAGAGTTAGTTAAATCGAGTGTGGTTTTCTCGGAAGAGAACCACACATATTTTCTTGGTGAAAAGCAGCTAAAAGGTATTACCGGAATGATTAGCCGGCAGTTATTTCCCAATAAGTATAAGGATATTCCAGAATACATATTGAAAAGAGCCGCTGAAAAAGGTAGTCGTATTCATGGACAATGCCAGTTTGCTGATGTAACAGGATTGCCACCCGAGAGTATTGAAGCTATTAATTATATCAGGGAAAGAGTAAATGCCGGATATAAGGCTTTTGCCAATGAGTACACTGTTTCAGACAATGAATATTTTGCATCGAATATTGATTGTGTTTGGGAAAAGGACGAAAAAATCAGTCTTGGTGACATCAAGACCACTGCAAGCCTTGACCGTGAGTATTTGAGTTGGCAGCTATCAATCTATGCCTATTTGTTTGAACTTCAAAACCCACTTATCAAAGTTGATAAGCTGTTTGGAATTTGGTTACGAGGTGATAAATCTGAATTGGTTGAGATTGAGCGTAAACCCGATGCAGAGGTTAAGAGATTACTGGAATGTGAGATTAATGGTGAACACTTCTTACCTAATGCTCCTGTTCCCACTGATGGGAAACAGCTTATTCCTATGCAATTAGTAGATACTATTATTGATATAGAGGAACAGGCGAGTTATATCGCTGAAGTGCAGAAAGGTTACAAGGAACAACTTAAATCAGCCATGCGTGAGAATGGAGTCAAATCATGGGACGCTGGCCGATTGCGTGTTAGCTATACTCCCTCTTCAACGGGTAAGAGTTTTGATACAAAGAAATTTCAGGAAGATCACCCGGAATTATATTCTCAATATTTAAAAACGTCAACTAAAGCGGATAGTATTCGTGTAACTATAAGGGAGGAAGGAAAATGAGTGTCAATAAAGTAATTCTTATTGGGCGTGCCGGTAAAGATCCAGACGTGAGAACATTGGACGGTGGAGCAAAAGTAGCTTCTTTATCTTTTGCCACAACAGATAAGGCGTACACCTTACAAAATGGAACCCAGGTGCCGGAGCGTACAGAATGGCATAATCTTATTTTTTGGAATAAGACTGCTGAAATAGTTGAGAAGTATGTCCATAAAGGAGATAAGTTGTATATAGAAGGTAAGTTACGCACTCGTAATTATGACGATAGCAAAGGAGTTAAGCGCTACATAACTGAAGTCTTTGTTGATAGTATCGAGATGCTTACACCGAAGGTTCAGCAACAGGCTGCTCCTGTACCTCCACCATTACCAACGCAGCAGCCTACACAGAGACAACAACAGGTACAACAGCCTGCATATCAGCAACAGCAATTCCAACAGGCACCACCGCCTAATGATTTACCATTCTAAAATATGGCAGAAGCTATTCTAACAAAACAAAATGGGGTAGTCACAATGGATAAGTCGTTTGACTACCTCTGTTCCACGCTCAAAAATGGAACTTACACAGTAAGTATCAAGAGAAAGGTAGAACCGCGTACCCTGTCGCAGAACGCGCTCATGTGGCTGTGGTTTGCCTGCATTGAGAGGGAGACAGGCACGGATAAGTTAGATGTTCATGATTACTATTGCCGGAAGTTTCTTCCACGGCAAATATGTATGAATGGAAATATTGTTTCGGTTGTTGGAAGTACTTCTAAATTGAATACGATCCAAATGAAAACTTTCATGGATAAGGTTCAGGCTGATGCTGCCACCGAATTAGGAATCAATTTGCCATTGCCTGTTGACCAGTACTATAAAGATTTTATTAATGAATACCTGCATAGGTAAGTATTAACTAAAAGTTTAATTAAAATGGATTTGAATATTTCAAAAGCAAAATTGACCAAAAAGGGATGTCTTGAAGTGGTCTATGCAGACAAGGAGGGAAACGATATTGTTTTCAAGGGGATTAATCCTGTTCATCCGGATTTGAAGGATTCGCTAAACAAGCTCATACCCTACATTGTCGATATTACAGAACAGAAAGAATCCCAGTACATTAATTGGGAACGTCCAGAGTCATGTCTTGAAGATGAGTTCTTCAAAAAGTTCAATGTAACCGGCGTTAGCATTGGTGGTGACTCTTCTTTTGAGGTTTGTGTGTTGACAGGTAAGCGAACCCTTATGACGAGCAAAGTCCTTAATCTTTGTTCTCCTGGTATTGGATTCGATCCGGACAATGAATCGTATGTGCATTGTGAGGAGTTTCGTGATGCTGTTTACAATTTCTTGTATGAAGCAGAACTCTATGTTACAGAGAATAAATGTTCAGAGATTCAAAAGGAGTTCGAGTTTAAAGATGGTGATGACCCATTTGGGAAAACAGATGAAGCTGCTGATGCATTAAATGAGGATGGTGATGATAATGATATACTCTCAACTGTTGAACATCAAGAATTAGTATTAGAACCTGCTTCATGAAACCAATCTATGTGACTAAGACGCCCAATCTGTATCGGATTCAGTTCGAGTATCACCCAAAGCTGGTCGAGGTCATAAAGATGATACCAAGTAAGCCACGCTATGACGGGACAGACCGGGCGTGGCTTGTTAGTATCAATGATGCGCGTTATCCTGCTGGACGTGACGCCAATTGGTATGTGAGAGCTTTTTCGCAATGGGCTGTTCAGATGCGTTATTGTTCTACTGTCAAGGAACGTGAGGTTACTGAAGATATTAATTATGATATTCCTCCGATGAAACCTTTTGTCGGTGAACACTATATGTTACTTCAACCTTACGAGTATCAACTTGAGGGAGTACAGTATGCAATAGAGCACAAACGCTGTTTTTTCGGTGACCAGCCCGGGTTAGGTAAAACATTGCAAGCTATATGTGCAGTTGTTAAGGCACATAAAGAAGCACCCATTTACGGTGAATCTTTTCCAGTACTTGTAATTTGCCCTGCTGCATTGAAAGTCAACTGGCAACGTGAATTCAAGAAATTCGCAGGGATTAACGCCATTATACTTGATGACAGAAACCGGCAGTCCTGGCAGTCCTTTTATGAATGTAAGAGGTCGGATGGTAGTCCTCTTTGTGAAGTATTCATTACTAATTACGAGTCATTGAACAAGTTCTTTGTGAGGTCTGTAAATAAGGAATCCAAGTTCACAATGAAGAGTATTGCTTTCGATCAGCGTGTTTCTTTGTTCAGGTCTGTTATCATTGACGAATCTCATAAATGCAAATCAAGTAAGACACAGCAAGGAAAGTTTGTAGAAGGCATCTGCAAAGGAAAACGTTATGTATTCGCATTGACCGGTACTCCTGTAGTCAACAATAATACAGACTTGATACAACAGTTGAAAATATTAGGTCGATTAGAGGACTTTGGAGGTTATAGCCGGTATGTTGAAAGGTATTGTGATGGTCCCAAACAGGCATCCAACGTTAAAGAGCTAAATTGGCGACTATGGAATACTTGCTTTTTTCGTCGTGAGAAGTCAAAGGTGCTTACACAACTTCCGGACAAGACCCGTCAATACTTGACAGTTGATATCACTACCACCAAAGAGTATAAGGCTGCCGAAGCTGATATGGTAAAATACTTGAAGAAGTACAAGAATGCTTCGGACGAACAAGTGCAGAAATCAATGAATGGTGCCGTCATGGTGCAGATGCAGCTTTTAAAACAGATATCCGCCAGAGGTAAAATCAAGGCTGTTTGTGAATTTGTCCATGATGTTATCGACGGTGGTGAGAAGCTGATACTTTTCGGTTACTTGAAAGAAGTTGTAGCAGAACTGAAAAAGGAATTTCCTAAAGCTGTAACTGTAACAGGTTCCGATAATGTCAACCAAAAGCAATATGCCGTTGACTCTTTCCAAAATAATCCGGATTGTAAACTGATTATTCTGAACTTCAAATCGGGCGGTACCGGGCTTACTTTGACGGCTGCCAGTCGAGTAGCATTTATTGAATTCCCATGGACGTTCAGTGATTGCGAACAGGCAGAAGATCGGGCGCACCGTAACGGTCAGAAGAACAACGTTAACTGCTATTACTTCTTAGGTAAGGATACTATCGACAAGTATATGTATGATGTGATTCAAACAAAGAAGAACATTGCCAACGGTGTTACCGGTACGGACGATCAAGTAGAAGAGAATATGGTGAATCTTGCAATGGACTTGTTTAGGGATAAATTATGAAGCTGTTTAGATTAGTTATAAATGGGCAGAAAACTCATATTCAGGAATACAAGAAAGAAATGTTGTTCGGTCCTGAATGGGAAACCTTAATATCCTTTGTCGGTTGCAGGAACAGGTGTAAACAAATCGTTGACCTTCTAAATGAATGTGCTACGATTTCAAAAAACAAGCAGAAAAATGACTGAAGAAGATATTCGTAAATTGGAGGTGAAATATTCTGAAACTAAGATACAACACATTTGTGTAACTTGGTTCAGAGAAACGTTTCCCAATGTAGGCCCTTTACTCTTTGCTATACCAAACGGCGGCGTCAGAACAAAGAAAAGCGGTGCTATGCGCAAATATGAAGGTGCCATCGCTGGTGTTGCTGACTTGATTCTGCTTTTTCCTCGCGGTGGTAAGAGCAGTCTTTGCATAGAGATGAAAACTCCACATGTAAAAGGTAAACGTGCTGGAACGCAGTCTGATGAGCAAAAAGAGTGGCAGGCATTGGTAGAGAAATATGGTAGTGTATATGTCGTTTGTCATGGGTTGATTGAGTTCATTAATAGCATTTGCTATTATCTGAAAGCTGATCCTCAGCCTTATATAAACAATGTCTTACGGAATTATTATAAATTGATATGACTTATATTGAACTTATCAATAGGTTTTGGGAACTTGACGAAAGCTGGCAATTTTCCTGCTGTGAAACGAGGCTTTATTTTTACTTGCTAAAAATTGCGAATCGTTTAGGCTGGGAGGATAACTGGACACGTAGTGATACAAAGGTGTCATCTGACGTGGGAGTGTCTGTAAAAGTATTCAAGTCCGCCCGAAATAGATTAGTTCAAGCAGGTCTTATTGAATGTAAACAAGGCAATGGAAGAGGCAATAAATCAACGTATTCTATCAAAGGTGTACAAAAAGGTATGCAAAATATACCACCTTTACGGCATCCTTTAGGGATACCTTTAGGGTACCCTTTAGGTACACCTTTTCAAGAAAGTTCCCCCATACCCCCTAAAGAAGAATATAAGACAGAGACAAAGACAAAGAAAGAACCCCCTAAAGGGGGTAAGAAAGAAAGTAGCTCTGGCGAGCTTTTCCCATCCTCTAAACCGGAGAAACCTAAAAGAGTCGCAAAAGAATTTATTGCTCCTACGCTTGATGAGGTTATTCAACACTTCATCAAGCAAAATGCTCCGGAACGGTTAGATGATTGGCAAGAGCAAGCAGAAATATTCTTCAATCACTTTGACTCGATAGGGTGGAAGAATGCCAATGGAGTGAAAATAGAGCGGTGGGATTCCAAAGCAAACCTTTGGATACTGGATCGTATTCGTGAAAATCGAAAAAATGAATTAGACCATGACGGAAGAGGAAAAGAATTTATCAAGCAAACTTCAAAATTTGATGGAGAAGGAAGCCGGAAAGCGCAAGCTGACGCTCCAACAGATAGAGAATCTGATACAAAGGCACAAGGAAAGTATTCAGGACGTTTCTGAATATGACTTAACTGACACGCAAGAGTATTACAGCCATTGGAATTTAATATCTAACCTTGGTACAGATTATACAGAACGGGAGTTTAGAAAATTTGATGTTGATGAAAACAACTCTAAACTAATTCAGTTTCTTCTGTACTACTTCAACGGATGCCGGTATGCTCAAAATGTGTTTCCGGAAGAGAATTACAAAGTTCATAAGAATCTTTTGCTCGTTGGTGAACCAGGTACCGGGAAAACAATGTTGATGCAGATTTTTGCAGATTATTTGAAACTCACTTGTAACCCCAATGCTTTTGAAAACTTGTCTGTTACTCAAATGATGAATTATTATAAAATTCACGGGCATATTGACTTGTACACTTACAATGAGAATCAATCTAAAGGGTTTAAACCAAATCCCTTTAATATCTGCTTGAATGATATCGGTCTGGAAACGGAAAATCAAAAATCGTATGGTACCAGCCTCGATTCGGTTATTGATGAATTTCTTTATGCCCGGTATGAGATTTTTCAACAATACGGCAAGAAGTATCATATAACATCGAATCTTGGCATAGCCGAATTTAAGAAACGTTTCGGGCCAAGATTAGTGGATCGCTTTAAAACGTTTAATGTTCTCCCTCTATGTGGTGAGAGCCGTAGAATATAGCTACTATGAAAGTTGTAATTTACTGGGTTACTAAAGATCCGGATAAAATTGTTCGTATCAGAGAGCGTTTCGGTATTGGAACTTATCGAAGTGTGAACGGTGAAACTCCTGCTGAAATACGAGAAGAAGATATGGAACTTCTTCGGGAAACTGAAAGAAGAGGATTTATTCAAATACGTAATAAACCTCAATGAAAATGGCGTTAAAATGGCGAAGTTTCTGTTTGCATAACTTGTCATTTTACGATAACTTTACTGATGTAATAAACTATAAGTCAAACCAATATAATTAAAAATTATGGAAGTACAAAACATTAGAATTGACCTTATCAGTCCTTCTCCTTTGAATCCGAGAAAGACATTTGATGAAGCAACTCTTCAAGAGCTTGCAAGTAACATTGAGAAACAAGGCTTATTGCAGCCTATCACTGTCAGAGTAGCCAAATCCGAAGATGTGACTGACTTAGAGACTGGTGATGTCACAACAATTCCCTGTTCGTATGAGATTGTTTGTGGTGAGCGTCGTTTCAGAGCGATATCGCTTCTGAAAGCTAAAGAAGATGAAGCCAATGTTGCTAAAATTAAAGCCCATCGTAAAAAGTCAGAGGAGTTTCAAACTATTTCCTGCATTGTCAGAGAGATGACTGATGATGAGGCTTTCGATGCAATGATTACTGAAAATCTTCAAAGGAAAGATGTCGATCCTATCGAAGAAGCTTTTGCTTTTGCGCAGTTGTCAGAGAGAGGGCGTAGTTATGAGGATATTGCCCTTAAATTTGGAAAGTCTGCTCGCTTTGTCTTTGATCGTATAAAGCTAAATAGCCTTATTCCGGAACTGAAAGAACGTGTAAGAAATGGAGATATCCCATTATCCGGTGCAATGATTCTTTCAAAACTTGACGAAGAAACTCAAAAAGAGTTTCATGAGGAAGAAGATGAACAATGCACGACCGCTATGATTCGGGACTATGTGAGTAATTCTTTTATGGAACTTAAAAAAGCCGATTGGATTGAAGAGGACGCTGATAATTGGGAAAATGGAGAATTTAAACCATGCTCTCAATGTGAATCTAATACCTGTAATCATGGTTGTCTATTCTATGAGATGAACAATAAAGATGCCCGGTGCATTAATGCTACCTGTTTTAATAAAAAGCGGATAGCGTATGTAGTTCGGAAGATTATGCTTGAAAGTGAAAATCTAGTAAAGGTAGGTGAACCTCTTTCATTTGGAAAGACTGTAATTGTAGCAAAAGCCGATTCTTATTGGAGCGATGAAAGAAGGATGCAATATGAGAGTGCTTTAGAAGCTGTTAAACAACTTGGATTTGCAGTGGTCAATCCGGATGAAGTCTTTAGATATTCATGTTATTATGATGCTGATGATGAGCGTACTTTAAAGATGCTTGATGATGGAGATATTTATCGATGTATCTCATTTTTTGGCTATTATTATCCGGAATTTGAAGTGAAATTCTACTATACGAGGAAAGAGCTTGCTTCCAGTACTGCTGCCGTTGCCGATCCTAAAGAGATAGAAAAGGAACAGATAAATGGAAAATTGAAGAAAGCTAAGGATAAGGTTATTGAGAAGAGTGCTGAAACTATGAGAAAATGGGCACAGGAAAAAACTTATTATCAACGTGATAAAGAATTGTCTATTGATGAACAAACGGTATTTGATGTTATGATTCTCCGTAATTGTAGTAGCGAATATCTGAAAATATTGAAGTTGTCAAAATATGAAAAAGATTCAGATTTTGTGAAATATGTCAGAAATAACCAAGCAGATCGAAATCATTGGTATCGGGCTTTCATTGCTAACAATCTTTCAAGTAATGATGTGATGTTCTATCCCTGTATGCAGAAATGTCAAAATATTCTCTTTGCAGAGCAATATCCTGATGATTACACTGAACTTAGTAAGCAGCTTGCTGCTTCTTTCGACAAGAAACAAAAGAAACTCAATGAGAGATTGAAAGAACTTGAAAACGATAACACAGAGGAAGCCTAATGGTTTCCTCTCTTTATTGATATGCTTATGAGAACTTGGACTAATGAGCAACTCGCCATACTTGATAGCGAGTATCCAACTGCTAATTTGAAAGAGCTTGCTGGTCGCCTGGACAAAACACCTGAGGCTGTGAAGGCAAAAGCATTAATACGTAAATTAAAACGTTCTCCAGATGTAAGGGTTTGGAGTCCGGAGAAAAGGCAAAAATTAAGAGCTCTTTATCCTGACCACACCAACCTTGAAATAGCTTCGATACTTGGTTCAACTGAAAGTGCTGTTTCCGGCATGGCTTTCAAATTAAAATTAAGAAAGTCTGCCGAGTTCTTATTCGAACATTCTTCAAAAGGTTTCTTTTCCAAAGGGCACCAACCTATGAATAAAGGACTCAAGCAATCTGAATATATGTCTGATGCTCAAATTGAAAAAACGAAAGCTACACGTTTCAAGAAGGGATGTATCCCAAAGAACCATAAAGAGGTTGGATATGAACGTGTAAATCGTGACGGTTACATTGAAGTGAAAACTGCAGAACCGAATGTTTTTGAATTGAAACACAGGCTTGTATGGATTGAACATAACGGTGAAATCCCTCCTGGTTACAATATTCAGTTCAAGGATGGAGATAAGCAAAATATTTGTATCGAGAACTTATACATGATTAGTCGTTCTGAACAAATGAAAACGCAAAACTCAATGTATGCCCGGTATCCGGAAGATGTTCAGTACCTCATCAAGCTAAAAGGAGCTTTGAATAGACAAATTAATAAAGCAACAAAAAAGAATGAATCATGAGTGATAATGCAATAGATAGATTAAAGGAAATGGTTAACAAACCGTTCCTTTATCAGAATGAAGAAATTGTAATTCTCAACTACTGTGACGGTACCGGTGATGATGGAACAGAAGTTGAAATATACTTGAACAATGGCAAAGTACTGATATTTAGTATGTTTGATTTAGCTTCCAAGTTGAACCGTTTCCGGTCGATAACAAATACAGTTGTTGTATTGGCAAATGAACGGTTGAATAAGGTATCTACTGTGAATCCTACTATCTTACAGGATATGAGAGACTTGGTTTTACAACAAATAAAGGACGTGAAAGAAGATCCTAATAAAGTAAATCAAGCCAAACAGGTTTTTCAAGGTGTCAATACTCTTATTAACCTTGCTAAAACAGAACTGGAATACAGGAAATATATGGATACAACGGACCCTATAAATAAGTAATTGCATGTTGACAGATAAAGAAAGAGAGGTCATTGAAGTTTCCTGTAAACTGCATAATTTATTTTGTAATCTCCCTGTGTTTCATGTATCAGATATCAGAGAGGAAGTCATACATATTCATGCGATCCAAAATATGATAATGGCTCGTGAGGCATACAGGAGCAATCCGAAAATGTTCCCTATTAAAAATGGGCATCCCAATAATATGCCAATAGGTATTCTTGCTACTACTCCCATGAATTTTGTGAGTTTTGATAATATTCCTATGGCCAGTGAAAAACGTATTCATCTCCAAAAGTATAGAATGAAAAAATTAAGAATAAAAAAAGTAGATGCTACTTACTTTAGTCTTTCTAAGTATATGCGTTTAGAAGGGCAATTTCAAGCAAAGAATTTCCAGACTGCCTATTTCTTGCAAGTTAGGATATTAGGTTTTTGGTTTACAATTCAAACGTATATTTCCATTGATAGTAATTACGCTTTGCTTTGTGCAACTGAAGCGATGGAAAAGCTACAAGAAAAACTTTAATTATCATGTGTATGTATAAAAGGACTATTTACAGATTCCATATAAGGGACCAGCCTGCATCAAACAGTGTGAGATTATTATTAGTCTAACAATTTAACCTAATCATTTATGATAACATTGAATAAGTTGGCCCCTAAAATATTAAAGATTATAGAGCGCCGCTTTCATCTGAATGATAATACTTCTAAAAAGGCTTTCAGTTTAAAAATATCTGCTGCCTGGAGGAAGTTTGATGAATTATCAGAATTACCATGCGACGATATAAAAGACCATCCGGAATATAAAAAGAGAGCTGCTGATATTATAATAGTTACCGTTGCTTTTCTAAAACATTACGGATGTAAGGATATCGAGGCTGAAATTAAGAGAGCAATTGATTTGCTTTCTGATGAGTCAGAAAGATGTGATTAAGGTGTTGTTACTGACTGTTTGTGTTGTTGATTTTAATGCAGTTTGTTATGGTAGAGACAATTCAAGTTTGCCTACTGACTGTTTGTGTTGTTGATTTTAATGCAGTTTGTTATGACAGAGACAATTCAAGTCTGCCTACTTGATTTTAATAAAGGGCAGCTCACGGGATTACCGAAGAATCCGCGCTTTTTCCGTGACTATCGCTTTGAAGCGATGAAGAAAAGCATTCAGGATTCGCCTGAAATGCTTGAACTTAGGGAACTTATAATATTTCCCTATAATGATGGCCGGTATATTGTCGTTTGTGGCAATTTACGTTTGCGTGCATGTAAGGAGCTTGGTTACAAAGAGCTTCCATGTAAGGTCCTGGCACCTGATACCCCTGTTAAGAAGTTGAGAGAGTATGCTACAAAGGATAACGTCAATTTCGGTGAGAATGATTTGGACGTTATGGAAAATGAATGGAATAAAGCAGAACTCCAAGACTGGGGTATCGAGTTCGGGCCGGAGAAGAAGGAGGATGAATTTAAAGAGCGCTTCGATGCCATCACAGATGATACAGCCATTTACCCCCTTATTCCTAAATATGACGAAAAGCATGAGTTGTTTATCATAACCTCAAGCAATGAGGTAGATAGTAATTGGCTTCGTGAAAGGCTGGATATGCAGCACATGAAGTCGTACAAGACCGGGAAAGTAAGTAAGAGTAATGTAATCGACATAAAAGATGTTCGCCATGCCCTGCAAAATAGTAATACCAAGTCATAAGCGCCATGACCGGGTGTTCGCTAAAAAGTTGGTGAACGATCCTATCATTTGCGTTGCTGAAAGTCAAGCTGACTTGTACCAGCAGTTTAACCCGGAATGTGAAATAGTTACTCATCCGAACGATGTAATCGGCCTCATCCCTAAACGTAATTGGATGGCGAAACATTTTGGCGAACTCTTCATGCTCGACGATGATGTTCATGCCTGTAAAGCGATCTATGCAGAAAAAGGTGAACCGTGCCGGGTGAAAGATAAGGATAGAATCACCAATATTATTCAATCTCTATTTGAGATTGCTAGTATGATGGACGTGCATTTGTTTGGTTTCACTTCCCGGATATCTCCTGTTATGTATGACGAAACCGGCTTTCTTTCCCTGTCTAAAATGATAACCGGTTGCAGTTATGGAGTAATCTATAACAAGAACACTTGGTGGAATGAAGAGATACGTTTAAAAGAAGATTTTTGGATTTCCTGTTATATTAAGTACAAAGAGCGTAAGATTTTAACCGATCTGCGTTATAATTTTGAGCAAAAGAGCACATTTGTGAACGCTGGTGGTCTTGCTTCGATCAGGAATCAGGAAGAAGAACGCAAATCTATTCTTTTCATCAAAAAGAACTTCGGTGATAGTATCCAGCTCAAGAGTGCGACGAATAATGGAAAGGATAAGACGAAGCAGCTTGTACAGTATAATATATCCTGCAAATTCAAGTTCTAATAACCTGTAAAAAAGGCGTTTAAATGGCGTTCAATCTGTTTGCTATATCTGTCTTTTTTAGCTAAATTTACTGATGTAATCAATTAAAAGTCAAACCATTAAATTAGAATTATGATTATTAGAACAGTTTGCGGATATGATTTCTTCGAGGTGAGTTCTGCAATGCAAAAAGCGATCCGGCGAGCCGATACCGGGGTAGCCGGCTTTTTTGCCTTGGAATTATGGGCGAGTGGATACCGCGACTATGTGTGGAAGCGTTTATATACCATTAGTGCAGAGGATTGCTTCGGTATCATAACAAAAGAGATAGAAGCATTATGGCAAGGTCATGAGCTGGTAAATAAAAATGCTACTGCCCCCAAGGGCAGGATATTTGTCAGCAAAGCGGTTATTCTTCTTTGTGAATGTAGGAAGAACCGGGATGCAGATCATTTGCAGAACTTTATTTATGACAGAAGAGATGTTGACATAGAGAAATGGATAGATGATGTTAGACGTTATCCTATTGCCATCCCAGTATATACTTTTGATGTACATACAAGGAAAGGGAAAAAGCAAGGTAGGACCAAAGAAGAGTTTTTCCGGGAAGAATTTGAAGCGTTACAGCCGCGAGTTCCCGGATTATTTGATGATTTGCTTCCTACTGATAAGTCGAAGTAATGATAAGACCACAGTTTAGGCTGTGGTCTTTCAATTTTATAAAAGTCAAACCAAATTAAACCAAAGAATTATGAACAGAAAAGAAAGGCAGGAAGCAAGAGCTGATAGATTCAGAGAACTTGCAAAGAAAAGTAACGAAGCTGCAGATGTAGCTTGCAGGCAATCGTCAGAAATGGCAAGTATTATTCCAATGGGACAACCTGTGCACGGGTTAGCAGATCGTAAATATCGGGATAAAATAGGGGCCAAAATGGATAAAAGTATTGAGCTTTCCAAGAAGGCAGAGTACTTTGCACAGAAAGCGGAAGCTACTGAAAATAATAACTCCATTTATTTAGGAGATGATGACGCAGTAGACAGATTGCAAGAAAAGGTCGATGCGTTAGAGAAAGCTCAAGGGATGATGAAAGCTGCTAATAAGATAGTTAGAAGTAAAAAACTAAATGATATTGCAAAGGTTGAACAACTGCAAACTTTAGGTTTTTCAGAGAATAAAGCTATCGAGCTAACTAAACCTGACCGTTATGGCGAGTATGGTTTTCCTTCTTATATGCTTTCTAATAATAATGCACGTATCCGGGATGCGAAGCAGCGTCGTGATCGAGCAAGAAAGCTAAAAGAGACAGAAGATAAAGAATACACTATCAGTGGTGTACGTGTCGTTGAGAATGCTAAAGAGAACCGTCTGCAGTTATTTTTTGCCGGTATTCCGAGTAAGGAAATCCGGTCACAGTTGAAAGAAAATAATACTTTTAGGTGGACTCCCTCTATTGGTTGCTGGCAGTCATACCTCAATCGTTGGTGTATAGAGCGTGCGAAAGTTATCTTAAATTCAATTACTGAATAATTATGGGGGAGTTGTCAAGAGAAGCCTCATTACAAAGGGTAATGAGGGCATCAGGTCGTGTACCTGTTCAATGTTCATGTAGCATTTGTAAACAACAATGTCATACTCCTTGTCTTGGTACTCCTGATGATATTGAAAGGATTATTGATGCAGGTTACGCAGATAGATTGGAACTGACAAATTGGGCTACCGGTATCTTTTTAGGAGTTATCAATGTTGCTGTTCCAATGATTCAACCTGTTGCTGGCAAAGAGTATTGTGCTTTCTTTGAAAATGGGTTATGTATTTTACATGATAAGAATTTGAAACCAACTGAAGGACGTTTATCTCACCATACGGTAAGGAAAGATAATTTTAATCCAGTTATGAGTCTTGCTTGGAACGTTGCAAAAGAATGGATGATGACTGATAATATGGAGGTAATTTCTCGTGTGTTAAATAAGTTTCAAAATAAACGAAGGCTATGAGTACACATTCATTTGTACGTGTTGATTGCAAAGCATTTGCGAAATGTGGAATAAAATCCCTTTCGCATTGCCGTCGATATCGGGGTGAAGATAATTATTGTAAGGGATGTACTCTTATTCGTCGTAAACCTCGAAATAGAAAGTTTGATGCAGGTGGTAGAGAGATGAAAAAATGTACCCATTGCGGCCACTATTTCTATCTCAATCGGTTTTACGCAAATACGATTACTTCGCATGGAAAAAAATACCGGTGTTTATCGTCATGGTGCCGTATGTGTATGTCACAGGTTAATAGCGAGAGGGCAAAGCAAAAAAAAGGACTCACCTAATAATAAGTTTCTTGTATGAGATATTATGCTTCAGTTAGTTTTGGCAAGGATTCTTTGGCAATGCTTTTCATACTAATAGAAAAAGGATATCAGTTGGATGAAGTCGTTTTCTATGATACAGGTATGGAATTTCAGGCAATCTATAACACTCGTGATGCTGTTCTTCCAATTCTTAAAAAACTTGGCATTAAATATACAGAACTGCATCCGGAGCAACCTTTTCTTTGGACAATGTTTGAAAGGCCGGTTAAGAAAAGAGGGACCAATATTATCCATAAAAAAGGATATAGTTGGTGTGGGGGAACATGCCGGTGGGGAACGAGTGAAAAACTTCGTGCGTTGAAAGCTCACACAAAAGATGGAATTGATTATGTCGGTATTGCTGCCGATGAGATGCATCGCTTTGAAAAAGAAAATCGGGCTAATCGGGTTTTACCACTTCGTGACTGGGGGGTTACAGAAGCAGATGCACTCCAGTACTGTTATACAAAAGGCTTTGTTTGGTGTGAGGATGGAGTAAGGCTATATGAACTACTTGATCGTGTGAGTTGCTGGTGTTGTGGAAATAAGAACTTGAAGGAGTTGAAGAATATGTATTTGTACCTTCCATGGTATTGGAAAAAGCTGAAAGAACTTCAGTTAAATACCGATAGGCCCTATCGGCGTAATAGTGGAGAAACCATTTTTGATTTAGAGGAAAGATTTAAACGTGAAATGCAATAGAAAGAGTTATTATGATTCCCATATGTGTAAATGGAAGAGATTATTATAATCGAGAAGAAGCACTTGCTGCCTGGTTCGAGGAATGGTTAATGAAACAAGACTTTGAGCAAGATCTTATTGATCGAGAGCTGGAGCTTGAATATCGAAAGACTCATCCGGATTGGAACACTCCTTATGTGATGTATGGTGTTCGGAAAAAACATAAGTGTATCCAAAAGAATGAAATTGCCGTGTTTTATGACTTGTTACCTAGACAAAAGCGAGCCCGTACTGCTGAAACACATTGGTATAAAGTATTGTACAAGAGAAAGGCCACTCCTGAAGAAGTTGATTCACTCAAGGCTGGGGAATATACCCGTAGATATTTAGTGTATTCCCTGTTTATTGAGAAGAAAATGACTCTTGACAAGGCTTTATCTCTTATAGTTGCCGATGATAAATTATTAGGAATTGCGGATAATACCATCTCTGAAATTGTAACAGCCTTTGAGACTTTCTTTAACCGTAAATTTAGAATTTATAAACCCGAGTTTACAACTCAACTTAATTTATTTACAGAGTAATATGAAAACAACAATTATTTCATGTGTGATTTTGTTTGTGTTCCTGCTATATGTAGGGCACTTGTCTATAACAATCAAACCGTTTGCGGTCCAGCTTCCGTACTGGCATCGTTCACTCGGACTATTTCTGTTGATCCTCTCTTTTATAGTATATAATGCCGGTGAACATGCAAAAGGCTACGTCGATGGACTAAAAGAAGGGGAAAGAAAAGTATTTGAATTGTTGAAGAAAAAGACTGAATAAAATGGCGTTAAAAAGGCGAAGTTTCTGTTTGCTAAACTTGTCAATAAAAGATAACTTTATAGTGCAATGGATTAAAAGTCAAACCAATATAATCACTAAGAAGTTATGAAAACGGTTTTTTTTACAAACGTAGAAATTAAAAATCTGAAAGAAATTCTTTCTCACTCTGATGATTGTTTAGCACAGAAACTTTTGCTGAAAGTAGAAAAAGCAGATGCTTGTGAAACAAAGTATTTAGATGTCACTTTTCAAGTATGTGTGGAAGCTCATCGTGAAATAGTCGCATACTTTGAGAAATATAAAATAAGAGGGATGGATATAGAATCTCAAGTTTGCCGCCTTGGAAAAGGCTGGTTAAGATGTGTTTCAATAGATGATAATTACATTGTAGCCCAATGTTATGATGATGATGTAATTTATGATCTTAGCTATTCTGATGCCCTTTTCCCTCTTATTGATTATTTAAGAAATCAAGATAAAAAATGCAAATAGAGAAGTGGTAAAAATCAAATTAGGAAGAAGAAAGTAACAAATCAAATTGATTTGATGAAAATGGCGTTAAAATGGCGAAGTTTCTGTTTTCATACCCTGTCAATAACGATTATCTTTATAGATGTAAATAATTAAAAGTCAAACATGTAAATAACAAATAGAACTATGAATAAAGTGATTTTAAACGAACAAAAGATAATTGACAATATAACAGAAGGTTATCCTGTTACAGTTACACGGGAAGACGGTTTCAAGTATATTATTAGCATGGAACGTAAACGAGGTGAAGAAGTATATTCATATCAGTTCGGACGCATTAAAAGAGAATTTGATTCTTTTGATAGTTTGGAAAATGCACTTAGTTCATATGAATTTACAGAGGTTATTTTTTAATACAAGAAAAAGAATGAGGAAAGAAGGTATAAAAAGACAGGATTTTGGATGTTGTCCTGGTCATGATAAGTTTCCCAATCATACCTACAATACCCGTGCTTCAAAGAAAGCCAAACGACGAACAGATCAACTTGCTAATATGCGTGCAAGACGTTGGGCGAGACGGGAATTATTAATTGAATTAGAACTATTGATTAATGACTAACAAGATAAGAAAGGAATGATTATGGGATGGGGATTTTTTATATGTCAAACTGATTGTAAGAACCGAAAAAGACTAACCGAATTTTGGTTACACAAAAATTTTATCGGTGTACATTATCATGGCTGGGTTGATTTAAACCAGAAGAAATTAGCAGAATCGTGTACAAGGCATAGAAAGTTTAAAGATAACTACTACGTAGCAATGGAAACTATAATACCATTCTATGTAATTAGAAAGATTATATTTTCTCCACGGGTTCTTTGGGAATTAGCAAAGTGGTTTATCGGAGCTTGGAGATATAATAATCGGAATAAATAATTCTCATAAGAAAAATGATGAACATTGGAATTGTAGATGTAGACGGTCATCACTTCCCTAACTTTGCTCTTATGCGTGCGTCTGCATATCATAAAGCGAGAGGTGACCAAGTGGAATGGGCTACCCCTTTCAATCAATATGACAAGGTATTGGCAAGCAAAGTGTTTACTTTCACTCCAGACTTCAATTACTTGACTTTGCAGGCTGACATAATAGAGAAAGGTGGGACTGGCTATGACATAAAGAAGCAATTATCATGTGAGATTGAAAGTAGTGTATTAATGGACTATTCCATTTATCCTCAATATAACTTTTCTCTTCAGTTTTTCTCACGTGGTTGCATTCGGAAATGTCCGTTTTGTTTGGTTCGTGAAAAAGAGGGATATATCCAGGCAGTAGAACCGGTTGAGTTGAATCCTAAGGGAGAATGGATCGAGGTGTTAGATAACAATTTTTTTGCAAACCCTGAATGGCAGGATGCGATCAATTACTTACAGAAAAAAGGGCAAATGGTTAATTTGCACGGTGTTGATGTACGTATTATGAATGAGGAACAGGCTTTTTATTTGAGTAAGTTGAAATTGAAAAGAAGAATCCACATCGCTTGGGATTTGCCGGAGATTGACCTTACAGAAAAGTTGAGAGAAGTTACTAAATATATCAAGCCTCGTAATTTGTCTTGTTATGTCTTAGTAGGTTTTAACTCCACAGTAGAACAGGATATGTATCGACTAAATAGGCTTAAAGAGTTAGGAATTTCTCCTTTTGTACAGCCATACCGGGACTTTAATAATGACCGCAAACCGACTTTATATGAAAAGGATATTGCACAATGGGCTAACAAGCATCAAATATTTAAAACCTGCGATTTTGCAGACTTCTCACCAAGGAAGGGATTTAAATGTAACTATTATTTAAAGCAAAATAGAGATGAAGAAGATACTACTTATCTGCACACTTCTTGTCCTGATGGTAGGATGTGTTCCACAGAGAAAATATAAAGAGAATCGCTTCACGAAGCAATTTCGGCAAGCTGATTCTGTGTTTAACGAAAAATACGGATTACAATGAAAAGATTGATATTAAACGTATTGGGGCGCATATTAGGTTACAGGCGATACGTGTGTCCTAATTGCAAGAAAGTGAATTATCTGAAATGTAGTGATGAATTGACAGCCGGATATTGCCGGAACTGTGAACATCCTATTTGGAATTAATGTATAACATTGTGAAAGGAGTTAATTATGTTAGAAAAAGAAGTTACTAAGAAAATCTATGTTGCAGATGACAACAAAGAATTCTTATCTAAAGAAGAATGTGAAAAGTACGAGACGTTTGTGAAAGAAATACTTTCAAGGATTGAGTATTTCTGCATTAGTTGCCAGCCTGATTTAACGGAAACCGGTTTGTTTCAACATAAAATTTATGTTGCTGTATATTCCAATAATTATTATCACAAAGAGATTGCTTTAAATTGGGCTATAAAGGCATGTGGGTATTTGGGACAGAGTGTACAAGGATACGGTTTTCAGCCTAATTTCTCATTGAGTAAATCTGATAAAATAGGCTTCGATGAATGTAAGCCTACAATATGGGGTGGTACAGATTTAAAAAGTGAAAGAATTTTCCTAAGTCCAATAAAAGTTGATGGATTTCCGGATAATATTGATTATATGAGAGAATGGGGATTTAAGTAAATTCAAGAATAGAAAAGAATATTATGGAAATACATAGAATGAAGCCGGAGAATCCTATTATCATCGTTGATGAAGAAGAATTCGACCGGATTGACGCAATAGCCAAGCTGAAAGAAGAAGAGGTGGAGAAACTTGCCAAAGAGATGTTCTTGCGTCATGTTAAATCGAGTGGAATATCAATGCGCTTCCGTATAAATGGTGTGGAAAAAGTAATAAGACAACAGGTTATTACCGAATTGAATTACGATGAACGTGGTTGGCCGGAATCTGTATCTGAAGAGGTTAAGCATACCATTGTAGATGATATTACCCATTACATTAACAAACATTTTGAACACTACAAAGATGATTGTAAATCAGTTGTAGAATATGAATGGAATTTATGTAAAAGTAAGCATGAAAGAAAGATTAAGTATTGGAAGTCTCTTTTTTTCATTACTTTTTCAGTACTGATAGTTGAGTGTATTTATAGAATAGTTCAATAAATCGAAAAGCATATGAAAGCTATTTCAGTAAAACAGCCATGGGCTTATTTGATATGTTCCGGAGTGAAAGATATTGAGAATCGTACATGGCCATGCCCTAAGAAGTACATAGGAAAACGTGTACTAATCCATGCAAGCGCAGTACCGATAGAAATGGTAAATCCTAATAGTGTATTTACAAAAGCTCAATGGGACCGGTTTTCTATGGGGTTTCAACGTGAGCTTATATGTGGTAATAGTATTGTCAATTCTGCTATTATTGGTAGTGTGATGATAACTGATTGTGTTGTTAATCATCTCTCTGTATGGGCGGAGAAGGGGGTATATAATTGGGTACTTTCTAATGCTGTATTATTCTCGGAACCTATACCTGCAAAGGGAAAACTTTCTTTCTGGGATTTTGATGGACTGAAAGAAGTTACAATCGAGTGTCCGGAATGTGGCAGCCATGAAATCGCTATTGAAGATTACACGACAGCTCCATATCCAACGTATTTACATAGTTGCAATAAATGCGGTTATGTGATCATGGAAAGTGAGTGGGAAGTAGTATCCACATAGTTTACCTGTGATTAGTCTTTGAGTTCATTATCATTCTGTATTCGCAGTCTAATAGTCCGTTTATGCGAGGCTTATGAATAATATGTGATTCCGGATATTTTCTAAGTATTCCATTTTGTAGGAACCTAATAGTTTGATTTTGTTCTCTGATTACCACACTTAGTATTACGATGATAAAGATTAGTACTATATACCCAAAGGTGATTAAGTACACTATTTCTCTATTGAAATAGAAGAAGCTTTTGAATGATCTAAAGTTACTCATGTTTTGTATGTTAAAAATAAAAACGTGCCCAATTCAATAAATACACCCTTCGTAGAGGTGCGGCAAACAACCCAAGTAAGGAAGCATAGATATTAAACGGGCACGCATATTTGTGATAATACAAAACGCGAACACCGTTCAATCTATCACCTTACTTTGTTGAAAATTGCCGCTTTCTACAAAGGAGAGACTGAACGTCACAATGATACCTATTTGGTATCTGCCGCAAATATAACTAATTCTTTAAATTAATGTTGAACCTGGGTGCGTCTTTTTAAGATGCGCCCTTTATTTTTTGTGATGATGAAGAAAATAATTGTAACTGGTAGCGAGGGTTTTATTGGTAAAGCTCTTTGCCGGGAATTGTCAAAAAGAGGTGTTGAAGTCATTGGTATTGACCGAAAGAACGGAACTGAAGCATCAAATGTTCATGAACTTTTGAAAAAAGGTGATATCGACTGCGTATTTCACCTTGCAGCACAAACAAGTGTTTTCAATGAAAATTTGGAGCAGATCCGGAAAGATAACATTGATACCTTTATGAGTGTTGCCAATGCCTGTAACCTATACCGGGTGAAGTTGGTGTACGCCAGCTCGTCAACAGCGAATCCTGTGAACACTACTTCTATGTATGGAATAAGTAAACATTTCGATGAACAGTACGCATCTGTCTATTGTAAGACTGCTACCGGATGCCGGCTGCATAATGTATATTCACCAAACCCACGTGAAAGAACTCTTCTCTGGTTCCTGCTTAATGAGGAAAGGGTGTCATTATACAACTGCGGTCAGAATATCCGGAGCTTTACTTACATGGATGATGCTGTCGAAGGACTTATCTATGCGATAGGATGTAACCGTCAGCTAATCAACATCTGTAATGTACAACCGGTGACTACTATGTATTTTGCTACTTTAGTGAAGTACTACAAATCGCTTGAAATTGAGTTGATTAATGAAAAACGGGATTTTGACAATTTGGAGCAGTCGGTGAACCGGGATATCTATTTAGTACCTTTGTCTTACACATCTGTCGAGGACGGAGTAAAGAAGATCTTTGATGAAAGGAAAGGGAAAGATATATCGTATTGATGACTGGGATAAGCCGGAAGCGGTGAAATGTAAGAGCTGGTCTCATCAGGAACGGTTATGTGATCTGAAAGAAAAGGTATCACTTCATAAAAAGGGTGATATCTATTACATCTCCCAGTTCACCCGTTCCAAGACTGGTACCAGCTTTTCAGAAATTAAACAGTCGGAGGAACTTGCATCATTCTTTGCAGAGAGAGCGTGTGAGTTTCTCCACCGCTTCATTGTAGGGGGATGTGAAGGATGGTGTATAGTCACCACACCGCGACGGAGACACTACGAGGGCTTTCATTTTGCAACCTCTATCTGCACGAAAATAGCTGGGGCGGTGAAAATACCATTCTATGAGAATGCAATTCAGTGCCTAACTAAAGATAGATTGAATCCGGAATTCTTTCTTCTTCGTCCGATAAAGGAAAAGAAGATAATAGTGTATGATGACATATTAACAACCGGCAGTACATTACTTGCCACCTATGAGCTTTTAAGAGATAGAGAGCAGCTTCTTTTTCTCATAGGAATAAACAATAATTGATATGGGAAAGCGAGAGGAACCATTAACATTTAAGCAAGAGAAATTCTGTAAATATTACGTTGATACAGAAGGTAATGCAAGTGAAGCATATCGAATGTCTTATAATACTTCCAACATGAAGCCAGAGACAATTTGGAGCGCTGCGAGTAGACTATTAGCAAATAGCAAGGTTAGTACAAGGATAAATGAGATTAAGGCGCAGAGAGCGAAAGAGTCTGAAGTAGAGAGGAAAACTGTTGAGAGGGTATTAATGGATATAGTGCTTGCCAATCCCGATGATCTTCATTTTGTTGACCCTGCAACCGGGAAAACAAAAATGAGAACTCCTTCCCAACTTCCCAAACGTGCCCGTAACGCATTGAAGAAGATACAGAATAAGAGAGGAGAGGTTACCTATGAGTTCAATGGCAAAACAGAAGCGGCCCGGATATTAGGTGCTTGGAATGGATGGGAAGCAGATAAGAATGTCAACATCAAAGGTGGAGATGGAAACAAGGTCAGTGAACTTCGTATTGGCTTTGATGAAAATGATAAATCGGACGAATAGAACAATTTTATAGGTTATTTCCTGTGTTTTCCCTACGGATAAACCTTACTTTTAGAACAATATGGTTATAAATTATAAGAAGCTAAATCCTAACGGATTCTATCTATTGAAGTACTTGAATGATGAGACTATCCGTTTTATCATTCTCTATGGAGGTTCATCTTCCGGTAAATCGTACAGTGTGGCACAAACCATACTGATACAGACATTACAGGACGGTGAGAACACTCTTGTTATGCGTAAGGTAGGAGCTTCTATTCTCAAAACCATTTATGAAGATTATAAAGTCGCTGCGGCCGGTCTTGGCATATCCCATTTGTTCAAGTTCCAACAGAATACTATTAAATGTTTGGTTAATGTTGCGAAGATAGATTTCTCCGGTCTTGACGATCCGGAGAAGATAAAAGGTATCTCTAACTACAAACGTGTTCAGTTAGAAGAATGGTCAGAGTTCGAGCATCCGGATTTCAAGCAGCTACGTAAGCGTTTGCGTGGTAAGAAAGGGCAGCAGATTATTTGTACCTTTAATCCGATCAGTGAAAGCCACTGGATAAAGAAAGAGTTCATTGATAAAGACAAATGGCATGATGTGCCAATGTCTGTTACCATTGCCGGCAAAGAGTTGCCGAAAGAACTTACCAAGGTCAAATCCGTAAAGAAGAATGCACCCAGGCAAATACTTAATCTTCGTACTAAGCAAATCGAGGAACAGGCACCTAATACAGTTATTATCCAATCTACCTATTTGAATAATTTTTGGGTGGTCGGTAGTCCTGACGGTACGTATGGTTTCTATGATGAGCAATGTGTTGCCGACTTTGAGTATGATAGAGTCCACGATCCGGATTATTACAATGTGTACGCATTGGGAGAGTGGGGTGTTATTCGTACCGGTAGCGAGTTCTTCGGTTCGTTCAACCGTGGCAAACATTCCGGTGAACATAAATATATCCCGGACCTGCCTATTCATATATCAGTAGATAATAACGTACTGCCATATATCAGTGTGTCGTACTGGCAAGTAGATTTCACTACCGGTATCAAGGTTTGGCAGTTCCATGAGACATGCGCGGAAAGTCCTAACAATACAGTAAAGAAGTCCTCTAAACTTGTAGCCAAGTATCTGAAAGATATCAGGTATAGTGATAAAGTCTACCTACACGGGGATGCCTCAACAAAGGCGGCCAATAGCATTGATGATGAAAAACGTTCTTGGATGGACTTATTCATAGATACATTGCAGAAAGAAGGATTCGAGATTGAGGATAAGGTAGGCAATAAGAATCCGAGTGTTGCCATGACCGGTGAGTTTATCAATGCTATCTTTGATTGTACTGTTCCCGGTATAGAGATATACATTGACGAATCATGTTCGGTATCTATTGAGGACTACATGAGCGTACAGAAAGATGCTAACGGTGCCATTCTTAAAACTAAGGTCAAGAATAAAACTACCTTGCAGACTTATGAGGAGCACGGGCACCTGTCTGATACGTTCCGATATGTCGTTGTGGATTTGTGTAGTGAGCAGTATATAGAGTTTAGTAACCGGCGAAAAAGAAACTTGTATGCTTGTAATGGCACTGTTAATTTCTTCAATCCAGATACCGAATGTAAATACACTAAGAAGATTCTATATGTGATGCCGAATGTTAATGGGAAATTTGTCCTTATACAAGCGTTTAGATGTGGAAATAAATGGCATGTTGTTGATGTCGTATTTATGGATACTACTTCAACAGAAGATATACGTTCTTCTATTTTGTCCCATGAATCTGATTCATGTGTAATTGAATGTACAGATGCTTATTTCCCTTTTATCCGGGAACTCCGTTCTAGTACAAACAAGGAGATTCGTGTAATGAAAGAGTTTCCGGATGTAGATAAGCGTATTGCTGCAACATCTGATTATGTGAAAAATAGTATTCTTTTTTCTGCATCAAAAGTAGAATCTGATACGGAATATGTTGCCTTCATGAATAATCTGATGGACTATAATAAAGATAGTGAAACAAAAGAGGCCAGTGCTGTTTTGAGTGGGCTAGTACAGTTCGTTGTAAAATTAGGTTTGAATTGAATTGCGTTATATGTGATTGAAAATAAGGATGTTGTATTGTTGATATTATGTTTTCGTAATTTCAAGATTTTAGTGTTTTGGAAAACGGTTTTCCTTTTTACTTAGTTTTGCTCAAAAAGGAACCCAATGAATATTTTTTTTGATAATCTATTTGGAAAGAAATCTAAGACTAAAGGTGAAGTTGAAATAGTTACTTCATCTGAAAATAAGGATATAGATACTCAAAGTGGCAAGGCTGAAAAATGGTCAGTTGCATACATTGAGGACCTTACTAGTCCTATTGTAGCGGGCAGTAACTATCTAACGCTATTCAGTACGATACCTGAAGTCTTTTTCCCGATCGATTATATTGCATCGCGAATTGCAGGTGCTAATTTTCAATTGAAGAAAACTAAGGATGACAGTATAGTATGGGCGAATAAACGAATGAATGGCATACTTAGTCGTCCTAATTGTTTGATGCGTTGGAAAGAATTGATTTATCAGCACCATATTTATAAATTGTGTACAGGGAATAGCTTTATTCGTGCCGCTATGCCTGATGTCTTTTCTACAGCTGAAAAATGGAGATATTGCGATAATTATTGGGTGCTACCTTCTGATAAGACTATTGTAGAACCTGTTTACGGGAATATACCATTGTTTGGCATTGCCCAAACAGAAGATATTATTCGTAGCTATCGTTTGGAGTATGGTTGGAATGGTAGTTTGGAAATTCCTCCATACCAAATATGGCATGATAGAGACGGAAGTGCAGAGTTCTATTCAGGGGCTATGTTCTTGAAGTCCAAAAGTCGTCTTGCTTCCCAAAATAAGCCAATGTCAAATCTAATAGCTGTATATGAAGCTAGAAATGTGATTTATGTAAAGCGGGGTGGATTGGGCTTTATTGTAAGTAAGAAAACTGATGCTACCGGTTCAATAGCGTTGACTGACGATGAAAAGGAACAGCTTTTGAAGCAAAATTTTGAGAAGTATGGTGTAAGGAAGGGCCAGGTACCTTATGGTATTTCAGATGCAGACATTGACTTTGTTCGTACTAATCTTTCTATTGCAGAGTTACAGCCGTTTGAAGAGACTTTGGCTGATGCAATAAATATTGCAGGGGCATACGGCATCCCTGCCGTTCTTGTTCCGCGAAAAGACCAGTCCACATTTAGCAATCAGGCTACTGCTGAAAAGAGCGTATATTGTTCAACTGTTATTCCTATGGCCAAACAATTCTGCAAGGATTTTACAGCTTTCCTTGGTCTTGAAGGAGGGGGATATTATTTGGATTGTGATTTCTCTGATGTTGATTGTTTGCAGGAAGGATTGAAAGAATCCGAGGACGTAAAGACAAATATAAATAAACGTTGTCGTGAACAATTCTCATGTGGGCTTATAACACTCAATGACTGGCGTGCCCAAATAGGCGAAAGTATGATAGAAAATCCCTTGTTTGACAAATTGAAATTTGATATGTCAGATGAGGAACTGGATAAAGTAAATCGAGTTTTTAACACTAAAAGTGGAGATGAAAAAGATGGAAGAGAAAATCAAAAGCCTTCAGTACAAGACAAAGGCAAATGATGTTGATGAGAAGGGTATCGTTACCGTTGCGGTGAACGGTATCGGTGTGAAGGACTCACAAAATGACATATCTATGCCCGGCTCATTCAATAAAACATTGAAAGAAAATATTGGTCGGATGCGTTGGTTCCTGAATCATCGTACAGACCAGTTGTTAGGTGTTCCGTTGAGTGGTAAGGAAACAGAAGGTAATTTGGTTATGGTCGGTCAGTTAAATCTTGAAAAACAGATTGGCCGTGATACGTTAGCTGATTATAAACTGTTTGCAGAGAATGGAAGAACCCTAGAACACTCTATCGGAGTAAAAGCCATCAAAAGGGATTCTATCGATCCTTGTAAGGTGCTTGAATGGCGTATGATGGAATATTCAACATTGACAAGTTGGGGGAGTAATCCACAGACGTTCCTTGTGAATATCAAGTCTGCTACTGCTGACCAGGTAAAGGAAGCTGTTGATTTCGTCCGGAAAGCGTTCTTGCAGCATGGATATAGTGATGAACGTTTAAAAGGATACGATATGGAATTAAGTTTATTACTGAAGAGCCTCAACGGTGGTGCCGTTGTCTCATGTCCTCATTGTGGTTATCAATTTGATTATGATGCAGAAACAGAGCATACCTTTGCCCAACAGGTATTAGATTATGCTGCTGATTATCAGAGATGGATAACACAGGACATTGTAAGGGAAGAAATGGAGAAGCTCACTCCGGAGATTAGAACCCAAGTAATTTCTCTTATTGATTCTGTCAAATCAGAAAAGAAAGAATTTACTCAAAAGGGTCTACAAGACCTTATGAATTATGTAAGATGTCCCCACTGTTGGGGAAAAGTATATCGTTCGAATGCTATTCTGCAAAACACTTCTGAAAATACCACCGGAAAAAATGAGCCGTCTGTTGACACTCAAGAAAAGAATGACGGGGAAAATGGGAACGATGAAGTAACGATTAAAGCCGCTGATAATGGCACTTTACTCGATTTCAAGAGTTTGAATAGCTGTTTCGAGAATAAATAACTTAAAATTTAAATTTTATGCCTAAAAAATTTACAGTATCAGATTTTAATCTGAAAACAGACGGTCTGCCGGCAGAACAGAAAACTTTCATGGAAAACATTGTCGGCATGATGTGTGAAGTAGTTAACAAGTCACTTGAAGGATTTGCCTCACCGGAGGAGGTAACGAAACAGTTTGGTGACATCAATAATCTATTGAAAGCCTATGATGGAGAAAAGTTCCAGCAATTGGTAAAGGACAACGAGCAACTTGTAGAACAAGTTAAAACTCTAGGTGAAAGTATCGAGAAAATGAAGCAGAAAGGTCTTTCTATGGATACTATCAACAAGTTCGATGAGAAGTTGAACGAGATGCTTGATTCTGAAAAATTCAGAGATTTCGCAGAAGGAAAAACACGCAAATCAGGAGAATTTGACGGCTTCTCCTTGAAAGATGTCGTTTCCATGACTGACAATTACACCGGTGATTTGTTGATTACTCAACAACAGAAACGTGTTGTGACTCAGGTTGCCAACAAAAAGTTGCATATGCGTGATGTATTAACGACGTTGACTGCTGATCCTACATACCCTCAACTTGCCTATGCACAAGTATATGCTTTCAACCGCAATGCCCGTTTTGTAACAGAGAATGGGCGTTTGCCTGAATCAAGCATCAAGGTAAAAGAGATACAGACAGGAACTAAGCGCCTTGGTACTCATATCCGTATCTCAAAACGTATGTTGAAATCAAGAGTGTACATTCGTTCCTACATCTTGAACATGCTTCCTGAAGCTGTTTGGATGGCAGAAGACTGGAACATCTTGTTTGGTGACGGTAATGGTGAGAATTTGCTTGGTATTATTAATAATACTGGGGTGACTTCTGTAGAGAAGATTATCAGTACAGCCATTGTTACAGGTGCCGCCGGTGCTGTAAAAGCTATTACCGGATATAACGGTGATAAGGATGTGATTGTAGAGTTTGCAGAACCACAGGATTTGATTCTTGATGGAATGAGTATCACGTTCGCTGGTGCCGCTGTTCTTACAGAACTGAACAAAACACACGCTCTTGTGAAAATGGAAGATGGTCGTATCCTTATTCCTGGTGTCGCGTTCTCCGGTGCTGAAACGGCTACGGATAAAATGACATTCAGTGTTCATGAAGCCGGCTTTAAGAACATTGAGGAACCCAACTCTGAAGATGTAGTGAAAACAGCTTTCGCCGCAATGACATATGCCCAGTATTTTCCGAATGCTATTATTCTTAATCCAATGACTGTTAACGGTATGGAATCAGAAAAAGATACGACAGGACGTAATCTTGGTATCGTTAAAATGGTTGATGGGGTGAAATATATTGCCGGTCGTCCGATTATCGAGTATGGTGGTATTCTTCCAGGTAAGTATCTTTTAGGTGACTTTAACCAAGCCGCAAATTTGGTTGATTATACCACTTTGACACTTGAATGGGCTGAAGATGTGGAGACCAAGCTTTGCAATGAGGTTGTGCTGATGGCACAAGAAGAAGTTATCTTCCCGATTTATATGCCGTGGGCTTTCGCTTATGGGGATTTGGCCGCATTGAAGACTGCAATAACTAAAGCGTAGGATTATGGATTACATACTTAGAGGTAACGATAAGGATGTAACCAATGTGCTTAAAGAGCAACGCATTCGGATTAATAGAGGGATGATTCAACTCATCCCTATTTCCGAATGTGGTCTTGTTACAGAAGAAGATGCCCGAAAGACATTGGAATGTATGCTTGCAGAAAAAAATGAAGAGATTGGCAGGCTTACTGCATCCATTGCAGAGAAAGATAAGACAATTGTTGAACTGACAGAAGAGCGTGAAACAATGAAAGCTCGCATTGCAGAACTTGAAGTACAGGTGCCTTCTGATGAAAAGAATCTTCCGGTTGCCGATTCAAAAGATTTGCAAGAGGAAGATGCCAAGGAGGTAACTGTTACAGATGATAAAGCCGTTTCCGTAGAAGATGAAAAGAAAACCGGGAAAGGCAAGACTTCTAAATAACTATCGCTATGTTGATTGATGTTTCATATTTTATGTCAGGTCCCAGGCATATTGAGAATGTTTCGGTCGCTGAAATGCCTTCGCCCCAATCTCTTGCTGTGAATGAGGTGATAAATGGGTATATTAAGGCATTTCAGCCCGAATTTCTCCGGAATGTTGTTGGTGTGACTCTTTCCCAAGCTATCACAGATTATTTGGAGCTTATTGAACGGGAAAAGGAAGATTCTTCAGATGAAGTTGATATTTCAGAAGAGAAGGAAGCCCCCCAGTCCGGATATGCAGTATTATGCGAGAAGCTGTGTGAACCGTTCGCTGACTATGTCTTTTATCATATTCTTCGTGACGCAAACACCCAGGCTACAATAACCGGACTTGTCCGTTTGAAATGTGCTAATGAATATATAGCTCCTTTGAAGAGACAAGTAAGCACATGGAATAGCATGGTAGAGAAGAATAAACAGTTTGTTGAATGGGCTATGTCGAATGATTGTCCTTTCGATGTGAAAATAACCAAGAATCTTTTGACCCCAATTAATGCTTTCAATTTATGATAGATTTAGATATAACAGAACTGTTTGAGGAGATTGTAAAGGAACTTCCAGAAGGGCTTGAAATTCTCTATCCAAATGGGAAAGGGGGAACTAAAGTTATGAAGTCACCAAGGTTGAATTACATCTTCGGTAGCAGTCAATATATCAAAGATATTTTAGATGAATACAGTAAGTCTTCTGCCCAGTCTGAAAGGAAGTTTCCATTAGTTGCACTATTCACTCCAATTAGTGAGGATAGAGGTGATGCGGATTATTTTTCAAAAGCAAAGGTTTCGTTAATTATAGCATGTTCTTCTTGTAAAGAGTGGAGCAATGAGATGCGCAGAACCACATCTTTTAAAAATATCCTTCGGCCAATCTATAAACGTTTATTGGAAGTATTATATGAAGATTCTCGGTTCGACTGCGACTATGACGAAAAAGTGAAACATAGTTATTCAGAAAACTATTCATATGGCAGATACGGAGCCTATACAGATTCCGGTGAGGCTGTGAGCGAGCCGATTGATGCCATAAATATACGCTCGATGGAAATAAAAATTAATAATCTTAATTGTAGAAGAAAATGAGAAAGATTAGAACGTGTAAGGGTTCCCGGATGAACACTGGTAGTTCTGCTTGTAGCATTGACTGGAAAAAGGTCAAAGGTGCTATCTTGACAGAACATGGTGTCAAACTCCCTGCTGATATAACAGGTGAGAAGTTGCTCGAATTGTGCCATGCAGACCGTCCCGGGCGTATTTACCCTATTTTGCCATTCCTGGAGTATGCCAAGAATGGTGGAGAGCCTCAAGTTAATCCTGTAGGGTACGGTGCAAGTGAATACAACGGGCTTAGCGCTCAAACAGACACCTTCACTTTGAAGAAATTTGATGAGGTTTTGAATGCCCAGCTTCTGAAATGTGCCAATAAAGGATGGGACGTTTACTTTTGGAATCAGGATAATATGTTGATCGGTTATAATGATGACACTGATATCCTTGCCGGTATTCCGATGTCTACTGTTTACCCGACCGTGACACAGTACCCGACCAGTAGTGCTAAGTCTGCGATGACTGTTAGTTTTTCACATGAAGATGTGGAAGACAGCCAATTGCACTTTGACTACGTACAGTTAGACTTCAATCCCAAGAATTTCGTTAAAGGCTTGGTTGATGTTGTGTTTCAAAAGTTGGAGGCCGAAAATACTTACAAAATAGTTGAAGTTGTTGGTGGTTATGACCGTACAGAAGAATTTGGCAGTCTTATTGCTGATGGTGCTGCTGAAGTTATGAATAACGTAACTTCTGCTACATATTCGGATGGTATCATTACCATTGTTCCTAAAGCCGGGGCGGTTCCTTCGTTGAAAGCTCCTTCTGTATTGTATGAAAAAGGAATCAGAGGTATCGAGCAGGTGTCATGAAGGTAGATAATGTTACGTTCGTCGAGGTTGCTGTGAAGGGCATGACGAAGGAAGAGTTTATTAATGCGCACATTAAAGTCGTGTGGCAGGAACTGAAGGAAGCTGACCGCAAGAAGAAGCTCTCGGAAGTGTACGATGCGATAACTAAGTAACCGACGGGCTGGGGTGTGATTACAGCCCGGCCCGTTATATTTTTACTGTATGGCAGATTTTGATGAATTACATAGAGTTATTCATTCCATTGCATCCGGGTTTGAAGAGGAATGTATTAGGTGTATGGAAGAACATAAGAATGTGCTCGTTGATTGCATTCAGGAGCAATTATATTCCGGTCTGGACGGTACTGAACATCTATTGAATCCTGATTATGATACTGACACCTATTTTAACGAGCCCGGTCCCTGGCAGAACCGTGCGGAACAATATAAACGATGGAAGGAGAGGATAACTCCACCTCTTAGAAGTGAGATGCTTTATTTGCCACCGCGTCCGGTTGAGGTACCTAACCTCTTTATTACTGGTACTTTCTATGATAGCATAACTGCCGATAGAATTGATTCCGGGCTTCGATTCTCAACGAAAGGATTTACGGACGGTAGTTCTATTGAGAAGAAATACGGTGAGCAGATTTTAGGCATTGGTGATACAGCTAAAGAGTACTTTAATATTATGTATCTCCGTCCCTGGATGGAACGTTTCTTTTCAGAATGTGGATATCGGTAGAAAATGGCTTGTAGTTGCGAAATAAAAAAGATGCAGAGTGAACTGGAACGTATCAGTGATCTTGCAAAGAAAGCAGCTGTCTTGGATGGTTGCATGTATGTCGTTTATCAGAAAGAAGATGGTACCTATGCTTTTGATAAACTAGGAGTTGAGATAAAAGGAAAGATTGTTGAATATAGACATTACCTGTAATTATGGCAGATTTAAAATTAAAAGATTTCGTTGATGAGAACGATTTGCAGAAATTGGTGGAGCTTGATAATACTATTGAGCGTGTGAGGGCTGATTATGTTAATGCGGCCAAAGAATTAGCAAAAGGTTTGAAACTAAATGTAGAAGGCGTTGCTGATCTTGAAAAGTTGAGTAATCTTTATAATACTCAAGCAAAAACGGCTGGTTCTGCATCTGCTGAATTAACCGAGGCTCTTAGAAAACAGTCTGAAATAACTCAAACTGTCAGTAAGAAGATAGAGGAAAAGCTAAATGTAGAGAAATTATCTGCTGCTGAATTGAAGAAACTAACCAAGGCAAACTCGGATAATGCTGCGTCCTTGGAAAAGGTTGCTAAAGCGGAAGCTAACTTGACAAAAGCGCAGAATGCCGGTAATACTACTCGTAAGAAAGCTGTTTTATCTGAAGAAGAACGTTTAAAACTTATCAGAACTGCTATTACCTTGACTAATCAGGAAGTACATAGCCGTTCACAAGCAAAGGAAATGAATAAGCAGCTGCAAAAGGCTGTTGATGTTTTGAAAGATACGGATGAAAACTATATTCGTACACTTGCCCGTCTTAATTCTACTATTGGAATCAACACTGATTACATAAAGCGAAATTCCGATCGATATAGTCAACAGAAAATGACAATTGGTGCATACCGGGAAGAAGTAAAGGCTGCATGGGTTGAGATACAGAACGGTAATAAATCCATGCAGAATATGGGTGTTATTGCCCGGAATGCCGGTAGGATGCTTAATACAGAGCTTGCTCCTGGGTTAAGTAAAGTTGGTGCTGGTTTAAAAGGGTGGGCAGCTGGATATATTGGTGCACAAGCTGTTGTTAGTGGAGTTGTTGCTTTATTTACAAAACTGCGTGAAGGAGTAGGTGATATTGTTAAATTTGAATTAGCTAATAGTAGGCTTGCTGCAATATTAGGAACCACTTCTGATAAAGTGAAGGAGTTAACTGCGGATGCTCAACGTTTGGGTGCTACAACGAAATACACTGCATCCGAAGCTACGGATTTGCAAATAGAACTTGCTAAACTAGGTTTTACTCGAAAAGAAATATTAGATGCAACAGAGCACGTTCTAAAATTTGCACAAGCTACCGGGGCAGAATTAGCAGATGCGGCTTCATTGGCAGGTGCTTCTCTTCGTATGTTTAATGCTGATACAAGAGAAACTGAAAGATATGTGTCTGCGATGGCTGTCGCAACAACCAAAAGCGCATTGTCGTTTTCATATCTCGCTACTGCATTACCAATTGTTGGACCGGTTGCAAAAGCCTTTAATTTCAGTATTGAAGATACTTTGGCTTTGTTGGGTAAATTATCGGATGCCGGCTTTGATGCTTCAATGGCTGCTACTGCTACCCGTAATGTTTTTCTAAATTTAGCTGATAGTAATGGAAAGCTGGCAAAGGCGTTAGGTAAGCCCGTTAAAACATTGCCTGAGTTAGTTGAAGGATTGAAATCGCTAAAAGAAAAAGGGGTAGACTTGAATACTACTCTTGAATTAACTGATAAGCGTAGTGTTGCCGCTTTTAATGCCTTTCTCACCGCTGTTGATAAAATATTACCACTTAGAGAACAGATTACTGGTGTAGAACGTGAATTGGGCGATATGGCTCACACGATGGGAGATAATGTTCATGGAGCTCTTGCTAACTTATCTTCAGCATGGGAAGCGTTTATGCTTTCTTTCTCCGAGTCAACGGGACCTGCTAAGGAGTTTCTTAATTGGATGGCTGATAAAATAAGAGGTATTGCCAATGATTTGAAATCTCCTGAAGAAAAAATAGAAAAGATAGATTATAATTTTAGAACACTTGCAAAAAAAGATGCGAACAAAAAGTTATTGGAAGTAGAAAAAGATTTCCAGGCAGAATATAAGAGGCTTATTGATGCTGGTGATACAGAGGAACAAGCATACACAAAAGCTGTTATTCAAATGAAAAATAAACGTATTGAAGTAACGGCCCAAGAGAGAGAAGCTTTAAAACGGATGAAAACTCGTGCTCAATATGCAACATCAGAGTTTGAAGATATGTCTTGGATAAAGAATGGTGCTGCTAAAATGTTTGGCTATTACACATCGGAAGCAGAAAAAGCGGATAAGGCTCAGTTGGAATTTTCTAAAAACTTATTCAAAATAGCATCTAGCGATGAGTTTAATCGTGGACTTGATGTGATTGCAGAAAAGTTCCGTCCAAAGGGTAACGACAAAAGTGGTTCAGGTATAACAGTCCTTACTGATAAAGAAAAACGTGAACAGGAAAAAGCTCTCAAAGAGAAGCTGAAAATTCATGAAACTTATCAGGAGTCAGAACTAGCTCTTATGGATGAGGGACTGGAGAAAGAACTTGCTAAAATTGGTGTTGCTTACTCGAAGAAGATTGCTGCCGTCAAGGGTAATAGCAAAGAGGAAATTGCTACACGTCAGAATTTAGCTAAGGAAATGCAGGAAAGGCTAGATGAGTTTACTATTAAGTATAATTCTGATCGTGAGAAGAAGGATGTTGAGAACGCTCTTGCTGTTGTAAAAAAGGGGTCCCAGGAAGAACTTGATTTGAAATTGCACCAGTTGGAGTTGCAACGTGAAGCAGAAATTGATGCAGCAGAGAAAACAGGTGAAGATGTTTTTCTCATTGACGACAAATATGCAAAAAAGAAACAAGAACTTTACGAAAGACATGCATCCGATCAGGTGCAATTAATAGCAGAGAATGCAGCGCATGAGCAGGAAATCCGGGATGCTGCATATGTTATGGATACGCTTGCTCTTAAAAAACAGTTAGCTTCTAAGGAAATAACCCAGCAGGAGTATGCAGAACTTGAGTATCAGTTAAAATTAGATTATGTACGTAAAACCTCGGAAGCTGCCATTGACGCTTTGGAATCCGAACTTGCTACTGTCAACTTGAGTACGGACAAAAGGGAGAAACTTGAGGAGAAACTTGCAAAATTGAAAGCGGACCTTGCCCAAAAAGAAGCAGAAACAGAAATAGATGCTATCAATAAAGTTACTAAAGCGGATGAGAAAGCACAGAAAGAACGTCAGAAGAACTTGAAAAAATGGCTTCAAACTGCATCTCAAGCTGTGGGAGCTATTGGAAACTTAGTCTCTTCTATTTATGATGGTCAGATTCAGAAAATAGAAGAAGAGCGGGAAGCTAATGAGGAAAAGTATGATGAGGATATTGAACGAATTGAGAATCTGGCAGAGTCAGGTGCTATTTCCGAAGAAGAAGCAGAAGCGCGTAAACGTGCTGCAAAATCTTTGACAGAAGCAAAAAATGCTGAACTAGAAAAACAAAAACAAGAAATGGCACGTAAACAAGCCATTTGGGAAAAGGCGACTAGTGTCGCTCAAGCTGGAATAGCCACTGCACTGGCAATAACTGAAGCTTTACCGAATATTCCTTTATCTATTGTTATTGGTGCCATGGGAGCAATTCAGGTTGCAACTATTCTTGCAACTCCTATTCCTTCTTATGCAGAAGGTACCAAAGGAAATGATAGACATCCCGGCGGTACCGCTTTAGTTGGTGATGCTGGTAAGCATGAAGTTATTATGTATTCCGGAAAAGCATGGATTACTCCTGCTACTCCAACTTTAGTTGATATTCCTAAAGGTGCACAAGTCTTTCCTGATGTTGATAAGGTAGATATCTCTAATTTTGACATGCCGGATTGGGATTTTCCTACATTTTCACCGACATATTTTGCATCTTCTTCCGGTGACACCATTGTTTTCAATGATTATTCCCGATTAGAAAAAAGAGTTGATAGAACAAATCTCCTTTTGATGAAGAGTCTTAAAATGCAGCGTCAGGATGCGTCTAACCGTGATTTTGAACTGTATAAGTTGTCTAAACTGAAATAGCTATGATTGAAAGATTAAATCAGATAACATTGAATGATTTCATTGAGCTTTCATGTGGAAACTATGCTTGTTTGCTTTCGGACCGCGGATCTGTGTCTGAAAGCACACTTAAAGAGATGGCATCTAAATTAATTATCGAATACAGAAGTATTGTTAATCCTTCAGGTATGCAGGCTATGATTATGGACAAAGAGGATATGGTGAAGGAACGTGCCAAACTATTGAGCCTTCGTATATGTCAGACTCTTGTTTCTCTTGGCTTTTATGATGATGTTCGTCAGGTATTGGACCAGCTAAATGTAGATACCCGAAATATGAGTGATGAACAAGTAATATCGAAGATTGATTATTTACTTCATTCTGCAATTTTTGAGCAAAAACGGAATGAGGAAAGACGCAGTGAGGAACATAAAGGAAGTAAGGCTACTCCTGAACAAATTCGTTCTTCTTTTGATGCTGAGATTGCTTTTCTAATGACATTCTTTAAAATGAGTATTGATTCCCGCGTAATTAATGCTGCTGTCTATGCGAATATCGTTCATCAAGCTGATGTTGAAATATCGATCAGAAAAAGAAGCACATGATAATATTGGTATTACATATATGCTGTAATTCGATTAATTTTTAATTAAAGCGAATTATTTCATACAGTCGTTTGTACATCTCCTTTAGAATCACAAACGACTTTTTTATGAATAGAAAAAACAGCATCCATTGTATAAATAGGCATTTATACAATGTTTTATTGTCAGAATTACGTACATTAGAGACGAAGTGTAATCGGATAACGGCAGAAGTGTCCGAGGTAAAAAAAATGATTGCCTTATTGCCCCCCGATATAGGCACTCTTATTAGTTCAATCGAGCGTTCTGCTAAGGAAATGCACGAACAAAGTATCATGCACCGGAAATATGTGGAAAGGTGCATTAATGGCGAACCGAAGATACACCTAATAAGGAGGGCTGACAATGGACTTTGAAAAGGAATTATCAGAAATATATCCTTGGATATTAAAGGTGGCAAGAAAATTCTGCTGTTCCATGCAAGATGCTGAAGACTTAGCTGGTGATACAGTTTATAAGCTACTTGTGAATCGTGATAAATTTGATTGTTCTAAACCACTTCAACCGTGGTGCCTTATTATAATGAGGAATACTTATATAATAAGATACAATAGAAATTCCCTTATACATTTTACAGGGCTTGATATGGTAGACGGAAGTGCCATTTCTAACTGTACAGCTCATTCAATACTGTTTGATGATTTGGTTTCCACAATACAACGGTGTGCTAAACAATCCCGTTGTATTGATAGTGTGATGTATTATGCTAGTGGATATTCTTATGATGAGATAAGTGAAATCCTGAACATTCCTGTTGGAACTGTAAGAAGTCGTATTTCTTCTGGCAGGAAGCTTATACTTCAAGAAATAGGATAATAATGAGTAAGGTTTCAAAATGGTAACTTATATATGCTCATAATAACCTGCAAAGTGTTCTGAATTACAAAATTTGAGGGTCTTTATATTTGTAAATTTATAGCAATAGAATGAATTATGGAAGTATATTCTATGTGGATATACAAAAAAAACTTATATTTGTAATATATCCGAGTTTAATGCTATTGGGTGAGTTGGTGAATAAATTATTGTTGGATTAATAGATATATTTTTGAAAAGAATAGATATGAAAGATTTTTGGAATGACTATAAAATGATAATATTAGTGATATTATCACTATTGATTTTTTCTTTTGTATTGATGTTGAGAGAAGAAGAACTTGTTAATAATATAGGAATAAGCCTTTTTGTAAATGTGAGCACGACTGCTCTGACAGTTTTGGTAATTGATAGATTATATCGAAGAATTGAAGTTAGAAAGAAAAAACCGCTTGAGTTTGCGGCATATAATGATGTAACTCTTTGGTGTAATAAATTTATTAGCTTTTGGCAAACGGCTTACCGTGATTGTGGATATTATGCCCCTAAAACAGATAAAGGTATTTTCTTGGAAGATGAATTTCGAAGAATTTATGATTCTTTGCAACTTGATGCTATTGCTCCTGTTACCCCAAAAATATCTTGGGAAAGATATTTACTTTCCGAGAATCAAAGAATGATAGATGGAGGAAGAGAAATTCTAGTGAAATATGCATATTACATTCCTCCTGAAATATATAAGGTAATATATCAGTTAATTGATTCTCCATTTATATATACAATTTGCAATATACCGGCAATAAAATTGTCAGATATTGAATTTAAAACAAATAGGAAGAATGTATTAGGAGCATATACGGCTAAACCTAAACAAGCAGAATTAGATTTATTTTTAAAAGTTCATGGTTGGTGTTTTACTAAACATAAGGAACTAGGGAAACTATTTAAAGGGGTACGTACTGTTTCTGCATTAATATAATTGTTTTTATAATGCATATTTAACCTGTAGAACATTTCTATGACATTTTAAAAGGGAAAGATTAGTATGTAGGACATTGAAAAGTCCTTTTTATTCCTTGGTATAGATATTGTTTTGAAAAACAGATAGTTATATTGCATTTTAGCAAAGCATGATTTTCAAGAATTTAGCCAATCGGGAAACCGGTTGGCTTTTTCTATATATTTGCTCGTGAACGTTCAAAAGGAGTTAAAATGCTTTGTAAATATGTACTTACCGTTGATAGTATTTCTTATGATATTCCCAAATCTTGTATTCAGAATTGGGATGAAATAAAGTTTTCCCGTAAACGCTCCGGACTTGAAGGAATAACTAGAACCTTTACTTCAAAATTCCAGTTTGTGGGAGAAGCCTATGATCTCATATTGGAGGAGTATTTGAGCAAATACCTGGCTTCTAATGCTAGTATCACTGTTTATACTATAACTAATTCTCATACTTATGAAGAATTCTTCAGTTGCCGACTGGATTTCGGTTCATTGACCTATGATGGAAATACTGTTTCTATTAATTCGATAGATGATAGTGTCGCTAATATCATAAAGGCTAACAAAGGAACGCAGTACGAATATTCGGTAGATGAGATAAAAGATGTATATCAGCTTTATTATGATTCTGTAAGTATGAATTATAGTCAACCGCATACATTAGGTGGTAATACTGTAGAAAATGATGCTTCTTTGCAATATATTGTAATTGACAAAGGAATATATGTAGAAGCTATAACATATTCGCTTCCCTTATATATTTCAGGTGGTGAACTTCCGTCACGGGATTCACCTCTTGAGTTTTATGATGCACCACAGGAATCGAAAGATGATCCAAATGTATTTGTTAAAGCCTTGTCCGACATTGATATAGTATTGAATTTTAGTTTTGAATACTATATCAGTTATAGTGATGCGTATACAACTAAAGCTGAAATTGTTCTAGGTGGGCGTTACGAAGATGGTCGTTTAGTCGAGTTGAAAAGATGGGGGTATAATAAGGGGGATGTTACTCCAAGTAATCTGAATGAATCCATCAAGATTCATCTGACTAAAGGGCAGGCTTTATTTTTTGATTTGAAGGTAACATTTAACAGAGTTAATGCTTCTACTGGCAATATTTATTTTCGTAATTTCAAATTTGAGACACGCTTTACTTCTCGAGCTAACCCTATCTATGTGGATGCAATAAGACCTATTGATGTGTTAAACCGATTGCTTAAAAGCATGAATGGTGGAAATGAAGGTATCTATGGTGAAATAGCTTCAGGTGTTGATGAAAGGTTAGATAATTGCGTGATATTAGCTGCTGAAAGTATTCGTGGAATCCCCCAAGCTAAGCTATATACTTCTTATACAAAGTTTAAAAACTGGATGGAAACAGTTTTTGGCTTTGTGCCTGTGATCAATGGTGTCACTGTTTTTTTTAAACACCGGGACAAATTGTTTAGTGATAACAATGTAAAGGATTTAAACAGCAGCTTTTCTAGTTTTGAGTATAAGGTTGATTCATCAAGAATATATTCTTTGGTTAGGGTAGGATATGATAAACAGGACTATGAAAGTATGAATGGTCGTGACGAATTCCGATTTACTACTGAATATACTACTGGCATTGATATAACTGATAATGTATTAGAGTTGATTAGTCCTTACCGTGCTGATGTTTATGGAATTGAATTCTTATCGCAAAAGAGAGGCCAAGATACAACGGATAGTGAAAGTGACAATGATGTGTTTTTTGTTTGTGCCAGTACTACATTACATGATAATGGCGGAGTACAAACATATAAAGAGTATAGGCTTATAAGGAGCGGTTGGGAAATAAGTGGTGTACTTGATCCTGAAACGATGTTTAATACCATGTATTGGCAAGGAGGCATATTGCAAGCAAATGCCGGCTATATTGGTATGTTCACTAAAAAACTATCTTATTCTTCTTCTGACGGTAATAGTGATGTTGTTGTCAATGGTATAGGAATGAAAGATGATTTTAACGTTGAAAGTGGTATTATAACTTGTGGAGATGTTTCATTCACAACTTATAATGAAGATATTCCACCAACAGATGATGAAACGATTAAAATCTTAAAAGATGATCTAGTTTACGAGGGCTACATCAAAGAGGTGAGTAGTACAGTTGAGAGAAACGAGGGAGTGAAGTATGATTTATTTGTCCGTTCAATAACAAAAGCCTAGAAATATGATTATAAGCCCGTTTACCCCACTGTTTTTTTCTCCGTCTACCGATAAATTTGGAGCGAAGAGTAAATATGTGCAATTATTCGCACGTACAGACAGGATTTTTGTTGAATTGATTTTGACAGCCAAAGAGCAGGAGCCTATAGTTTACATTAATAATCTTTTAAGTAATATATCTACACCTGTATCATTAAGCTCATGGAAGATGAATGATGATAAGATTCTTTATTTCTATAACATTTCATTGCTTCCATGTGGATACTATACTGTAACAGTTAATGGGAATACGAGTGAGATTTTTAAAGTTACGGACGATGAATGTGAGTTATCAGAAACCAGCCTTATTCAGTATTCAATGAAAGATAATAAGCAGCGTCTTGATGCTGTCTGGTGGATAGATGGGATGCAATACTTTTTTGATTTTCGCGTTCCTGGTGGTTTCAAAGATAACGGATGGACGTTCGGTGTGGATAATGAGCAGTTCGTGACCTCTGATGAGGATATTGTTGAGCTATTCAGCCACGAATATACAACAGTATTATTCACGCTTGGAAATGGGATGGGATGCCCTGTGTGGTTTGCTGAATTATTGAATCGTGTCTTATGCTGTAATTACGTCTACTTTGATGGTGTTCGATATACCAGAAAGGAAAGTAATGTTCCGGAACTTAACCAGCAAATAGAGGGATTGAAGAGTTTTGTGTTCAATCAAATGTTACAGAAGGTAAGAACGATGAATCCAGTTTTGGAATGGAATAACCAGCTTGCTATGAGGTGTGTACAAAGCGGTGCTTATAGGATAGCAGATGATGAAGGAATGCGTAGTATCAAGTATGGTTCAGAAAGTGGGGTTGCAGAGGTCGGAGCATATATCAATATGACTAAGGCTATTCCTAATACTGGAGTTTCTATTAATAGTGATACTATGGTTACTGTCAACAGTATTCATCACCCAGGTGTTGATAAAAATTCATATTGGGATTTGATTGCAATCAAGACGACTGACATAGATAACAAGTATATTGGTAGAAGAGGTTACGGTAAACTTACAGTTAATGGACTGGATAGACTAAAGAACGATTTGGACAACGGTTCGATAAATTTGCGTGCTGTACTATATAAAGGAGATTCGTATACTAACCTCATTGAAGGGAGTGTAATCAGTAGGGATGGTGTATGTGTCTTGAAAGGTATTAACGGTGGAGATATTGGTGCTCTGAAGGAGTTCCAACTTTATCTTGATAATGTCTATGATTGCGACATAGATAATCTTGGTATGACCATTGAGCTTGTATGGGTATATGAAAATGATTAAAAAAGAGAATTATGACAGAAACAGAAAAACAACAGATTATTAGCCTTGTGTTACAAGCGTTGAAGACAAACAGTCTTACAATAGAGCAACTGACTGATACAACAGAGCTATCCAAAGATATGTACGTTGAAGTTAGTGGCGGTCGGAAAATATCTATTGATTTACTTTCAAGTACCATTGCTAAAATGGTGAATGGTGATTTTGATGCATTAGTGGAGAATGTCAATAAGATTGCAAAAGATTTATCGGATGGAGACGCCGAGTTATTGAAACGTATAACAGGAGTGTCTGATAAATCCAATCCTTTGACTGACCCATTTAAAAGTATTGGCTCTTTTACTACTATTGGTAGCTTTAAAGATAAATTAAAAACAATGTATTCCGGGGATTCTTCTATTGGGAATTATCGGTGTATTTTGTCTGTTGATTCGTCTAAGATTCCTGTAAATATACAAATTGAACGGTTGGAGCTTAATAAGGTTTGTCAATCATTCACTTCGTGTATACAACTGGCTACCATGTCAGACAATGCCGAAGGTGTATATTTAGGTACAGTTTGTACAATCTCACGAATAGGTATTGTTTCCAATGAGAGTGTTACATGGGGCAAATGGACCTCTGTAATAAATGACTTTGAGGAAAGGATAGGAAAAGCGAACGGTATCGCTCCTTTGAACGAAGAAAGTAAAGTTCCTTCTGAATGTCTGCCTGAACCGTTGTCTCTTGGGGAAAGTGAAGATGAAGCCTTCCCCGGCGACCGTGGAAAGGCTTTAGAGGATGCAATGACAAATATCCCTTCCGACATAATCAAACCTGATTCATTCTCCGTCCTGTCTGACGCTTCCTATCTCAATGTATCTTTCAAAAAAGTGTCCAAAACAACCGGTAAAGAAACGGATGACAGCTTCCGTTTGCCTTCTGCTACCCTTGAACAAGCCGGCCTTTTGTCCGCCGAGGATAAGCAAGCCCTTGAGGATATGAAGAGCGGCACGCCCGCTGACGATGTAACACACCCCATCGTCATTGTTGATGAGATCCGCCCATTGAAAGACGGCTACTATACCCTTGAAACCGCTATTGCCGCCATTGTCTCCTATCAACAGGAATCTGGCGTCAAATATGAGCGAACGGGTCTCATCATTACTTACAAAACAGGCGAGTATGAAATGGAAACCCGGCAGTTCCAGGGTGCTGTGTCCGATTTTGCGACCCCTTCTCTTTGGAAACCCTTCGGGAATGGTGGTGGCAGTTCCGTTTTTGAAACTTCCGATGAACCGGCGGAAGGGGGAAAGGACGCCTTTTCAACTGGTGGCGCCTATGCCTATGTTCCGGCCAACCTCAACGTAAACGTGGAAACAGAAGGCATTGTAAAACTTCAGATGAAGAACGCTGCCGGTGAAACCCTTGGCGATGAAGTGCAGTTCGCTATCGGCACGGGTGGCGGCGGTCAAACTGGTGGTACCATTGTTGCCATTGCTTTCCAGTCGACACCTGTCTATGGCTCTTACGGCTCCACGCTACGAACCTTTGCCGCCATTCGTTCCGTGACCTCGAACGGTGTCGAATCCTCTGACAACCTGATTGAGAAACTGGAACTCGTAGACCGTGAAAGCGGGCTTACCGTCTGGACTGAAACCGTCAACAAAGCATCTTCCGGTGACATGAAGGACTTCTCCTTTGAACTGGACTTCACCACATACTTTACGGCTGCTGGTACTCGGAAATTCAAGCTGATAGCCACTGACGAAAGCGGCAACACCGGTTCCAAGAATGTCAATGTAACAGCTGTTGATATTACCTGTACCTGTGTGCAGGTGCTCAACTATACCCCTGAAACTCTGCTTACTCCGACAACTGAAAGTTTCAGCCTTCCACTCTATAAGTTCGGAAACAACACCTCTGATAAAGGTATCAGTGCCCAGGTTGACATCAAGATTAATGGTGAATGGCAATCCCTGTCTACCACCGTTGTAAATGACAACTACTCGCACTCCGTTGTAATCCGCCCTGCTTCCCTCGGCCTAGAACACGGTACCTATCCCTTGCGCATCCAAGGAACGGATGTCGCATCCGGAGTGAAAGGAAATGTCATCTACACGGCTGTCATGGTAATTGACCCGAATAGTTCCACACCTCTTGTCGCCTTGAGATACGATGATAAAAACGGTGGAGTAGTCCGACTGTACGAAACCGTAGAACTTGATGTTGCCTGTTATGACCCGTTGGAAATGACTTCACCCGTCAGCGTGAAAGCCAATGACGTGCAGGTAACACAAATTGCTGCCAGTCGTAACAAAACCTATCAGGTCAAACAACAACTGCAGGGCTACAAGGCTGACGGCACCGATACGGTCAACTATACCGCCGTATGCAAGGACGTAACCAGCGAACCTGTCCGGGTGACAGTTAGCGGTTCCGCCATTGACGCCGCCATAAAAGAAGGCGCCATCTATAACTTTGACTTCTCATCCCGTACCAATCAGGAAACTGACCATAGCATTGTCAGCGGTAATTATGAAATGAAAGTGGACGGTGCCAACTGGACTACCAACGGTTTTGGCACATTCCTGGATGAGAACTGCCTTCGCGTAGCCGAGAATGTGGGCGTGTCATTAAACCATGCCCCGTTTGCCGGCTCGTCCATCGAATCCAACGGTGCCGCCATCCAGTTCGCTTTCGCTTCCAAGAACGTGACCGATGATGACGCCCTGCTCCTTAGCTGCTATGACGAAACGTCCGGTGCCGGCTTCTATGTCACTGGCCGGGTGGTCGGCATCTTCTGTAACAATGGTGTTTCCCGTTGTGAAGAACGCGCCTACCGGCAGGGTGAAAAGATAACTGTAGCCGTGGTTGTTGAACCTGCAAGCAACTACGTTGAACGTGACGGTACACGATATTCTATGATGAAACTCTTCCTTAACGGTGAGGAAGTTGCCTGCCTTGGTTATGTTCCAGGCGGCGGTTCCCTGATTCAGACCAAATATATAACGATGGACGGCAGGCTGGGTGATTTGTACCTTTATTACATGATGGCCTGGAACTCCTATATGGAATGGGCACAGGCGTTCAAGAACTACCTTGTCCGTCTGACCGATACGGAGGTAATGGTGAAGGAATACGCCTTTGAGGACGTCCTTAAAAGCCAGACAGCCGAGGGTAGTACCCAAAGCCGCCCGTCGGCTGCCGAAATCTATTCACGCGGTATGCCTTACATTGTCGAATGCCCCTATGAAGGCTCCGATATAGAAGCACTGGACGGCACCACTTCCACCAGTACGAAGATATACATCACGCTCTATTACTTTGACCCCGAACGCCCGTGGCGTAACTTCAAGGCCGTGAGTGTCCAAACCCGCAACCAGGGAACCACCTCTGCCAAACGCCCGGTAAAGAATAAACGCTACTACCTCGCCAAGAGCAAAGGCAAAAACAAGGACACTCGAATCATACTACTTAATCCGGACGATACGACGGAGGAAGGACGCCGTGCAATAGCCTTGGCTGCCATCAACAAAGTACAGGTCGGTGATAATACAATCCCGGTCGATGTCATTACCGTAAAAGTCGATTACTCCGATTCCGGCAATGCGAACGACTGCGGCGCCTGTGAAATGATGAACGTTACATACCGTGCCTTAGGTGGTAACTATATGACACCTGTCCAACGTGCATTTGACGGAACATTTGACAGCGGTGACTTGCATATCGAAGACTTGCAGATGAACCACTCTACCGCCAATCACCCGGTAGCCACCTATCGGTGTAAGGATGACAGCCTGCAAAACGTCTATTTCCATGCCAAAGGCAACTGGAAAGAAGACAAAGGGGAACAGTTCGCCCTCGGCTTCAAAGATACCCCCGGCTATAACAAAGGTTGCCTGAATTATGGTGACTTCATAGAGTTCTTCGGTACTCCTGACGAAACTTTAGACGCAATCGAGACACGCTTCAAACAGACTGACGGACTCGATACGGACAGCGTGTACCTGCTTTCCCTGTATTGTGGCAGCTCATACCGGATAATGAGGTATCAGGACGGCTCATGGAAAAAGCAGTCCGGTTCCATGAAGTATGAAAACGGCAAATGGAATGTCACCGGTGACGTCCTGAATCCGGTTGAAGGCTTCGAACTTCTTAACTACCAAGGTATGGACTGGTTTCAGGGCGTCGGTTCTGTTCAGGATATGATGGCCATGAAAACGGACAAGTCCTCATGGGTTCAAAAACTCGTGGATAACGGAACTATCTCTGCTGATACCTTCCCGGCATGGACTTACTACTTTGAATCGCTTGTCGATGATGACCAGCTCGCCATTGATTACGCTTTGGGTAAGAAAGTGCCGTATAACCTCTACCGATGGTTGCGCTTCTGTGATTCCTGTGATTATTCCAAAGGTGGGAACTGGCAAAGAACATGGAAGGAAAACATGTATAAATACGCCTGTCCGGAAAGTGTCTTGAGTTATGATATTTTCACCGACTACCTTGCCGCCACTGACCAACGCGCCAAGAATATGCAGCCGATGTGGTTCCTGGAAGAGTACGCTTCCGTAACGGACGGTGTGTACAGTTCCGAGGATGCCATGCGCATGTACCTGAATAAAATCTATGACTGCGATACGCTCAACAGCAAGGACAACGACGGTGGTTGCACGGTTGACGCCGAGGTGGACCCCAACCGGACGAGCGATGAAACATTCACTAACCCTTATGCCGGCTACGGCTCCGTTCTGTTTAATAACATCTATCTCCAGCAAGTAGTGTGGACTGACTCATCCGGTACGGAACTCTCCCTGCGTACCGTTGCCGCCGCCATGCGTAACGTTCAGGCGACCATTGACGGCGTCACCCTGCACCCGTTCTCACCCGAAGGAGCTACGCATTTCTTCATTGACAAACGGCTCAAAAAATGGCAGAAACTGGTCAGTTCTTACGACGGTGAACGGAAATACATCTCCTATACCGCCACCTCTGATGCTATTTACTTCTATGCCCTGCAAGGTCTTGGACTTACCGCCCTTCCGTCTTTCATCGAAAGACGTTGGCGTATTCGTGACGGCTATTTCCAAACCGGTGATTTCTTCAGCGGTGTAATTTCCGGGCGCGTATCTTCCAAATCAAACGCCACCATCCGGATTGTCGCTGCTAAAAACGGTTACTTCGGTGTCGGCAATGACGCTAGCGGCAACCTTTCCGAAAGCTGCTTCCTTGAAGCGGGCGAAGAATATGTATTCACCAACTTCTCACATGAGGAAGGCGCCTTGCTGTATATCTATCAGGCTGACCGCATGAAGCTGCTCGACCTGTCTGAAATCTCCCTGTCAAGTACGGTGAGCTTCTCCGCCATGCAACTTGTGGAAACCCTTATCTTGGGCTCTGACACCCATACGGAACAATCCATCGGTTCTTACGCACCGCTTACCTCGCTGAACTGCGGCGAAATGCCCTTCCTCGTATCACTCGATATCCGGAACACACAAATCGCTACGCTCGTTACCGACAAATGCCCACGTATCGCCCATATCAATGCGTCCGGTAGCAAACTGGAGAACATCACTCTTGCAGAGACTTCTCCGATTAATGACATCTCTCTTCCAGCAACAATGACAAGCCTCCGTTTTGTCGGCCTTCCTGAACTGACCTATACCGGCCTTTCCGCCCCGTCCGGCCTGCAAATCGAATCCATGCCGAACGTCGGGCGGCTGCGTCTTGAAACGTCTCCGAAACTTAATGCCATCCAAATGCTCCGTGACGTGCTCGCTTCACAAACGGCATCCCGTAAACTTTCCATGCTCCGTATCTCGAACATGACACTGAAGGCTGACGGCTCCGAGCTTCTTGCCATTCTCGAATATGGAGTCGCCGGTATGGATGAGGACGGTAACAGACAGGATAAACCGGTAGTCAACGGCACGTATGAACTGACAGTTATCCGTGAAACGGATGAAATCGAATCCCTTGAATCCGGTATCGACGGCCTTGTCATCCTTACCGTCATAGATGCCTATATCGACCTGATCAACTGGTTCAATAATGAGTCTTATGGCGGAGAACCGTACTACGATAACGTAACGCTGGACAACATCAATGAAGTCCTTGAATATTATAACGGCGAAACCTACGAAGAATATCTCGAACGCTTCGCTGAAGACAATATGGATATTAATGATTTAATCAACAAGTAACTATGACGAATGAACAAAGCGCAACGCTGCTTCGCTTGAATAAACAGGCACAAGTGGCAGCACTGAACGCCGTGGGCTTCTCGGATGTCACCGAGAATTCCCGCGCATCTGAATTTGGACAACGTATCAAGTGGGCCGCCGGTCTGCTTGATCTGCATCTTGCCTGTAATCGTATTTCGGATAACTCCAAGGCATACTTTACTGCTGCCGAATGGAACTCCCTTACGCTCGCTAATAAGCAACTGTATATCAAACGCGGGCTTCGTATCCGTGCCCATGGACACTCCTTCGTAATCGCTGCCCAGGAGTGCTATAATGCCGATATGACTACTACCTTCTATTGGGGCGGTCAGGGTAAAGCCATAGACGGCCTGAACCAAAAAGGACTGGGTGCCATGTACGGCTGCTTCACGGGTGAGGAAGATACCGACCTGATTATCACCGGCCTGAAAGACCAAAACAATAGCGGTGTAATCGGTGCGCCGGCTGCCGAAGCCGCCCGTGCATACCGTGCCTACACTTTGGAAAGTGACGGTATCGAGGATGAATCCAACTGGTTCCTTCCTTCATCCGGCCAAATGCTTCTGATGTACCGCTACCGCGATAAAATCAATGAGATGATGCGTACCTTTTGGAGTAGTGACAGTATGCTGATGACTGATAAATACTACTGGTCATCAACAATTTGGGATACTAACTCCGCCTGGGCGTTCGAACTGAATACCGGGCGTATTACGAATCAAAACAAAAATTCAGCCCTTCTTCATGTGAGAGCTGTTGCTTCCGAATAGTATTAACTTAATATTATACAATAAAATGGATAAAAATATCGCCAGCGCCATGCTTCTGCGCTTGAATAAACAAGACCAGATAGAAGCCTTAAAATCAATAGGTTTTACAACCGTGAATGAAAACACCCCCGCAAGCGACATCGCCAAATATATGCAATGGTCAGGTACGCTTCTTGACCTTTCTTTGGCTACGCTCCGGATTGAAGACGGTGAACAAGTCTTTTTTACGGCTTCCGAATGGAACTCCATGAGCGCGAATAATCGCTCCAAGTATATCCGTATCGGCATCCGACTTCGCGCCGAATGCCACCAGTTCATTATCGCCAAAAGCGACTGCGTTGACGCAGGCGGCAATAAAACGTTCAAATGGGGTGGCTACGGAACTGACCTACGCGGCCTGAAAAACTACGGCAGTGGTAACCAAGGACTCTATGATACCTTCGACGGCAAGGAAAATACCGATGTTATAATAGAAACCCTTGCAGGCGTCAAGGACACCCAGGGAACTGTCGGCGCCCCTGCCGCCGAAGTTGCCAGAGCCTATAAAGCCTGTACGCTTGAATCTGACGGAATTGAAGATACAACCGTGTGGAACCTGCCCGCATTGGGTGAACTTATGCTTATGGCCAAGTATAAAACCGAAATCAATGAGCTCATAACTTCCATGTTTGGCAATCAAAATATATTTACAAACGACTGGTATTGGTCTAGTACCGAATATGACGCT